ATGCCAATTATTAGAAAGAATGACGTTGTTACAGAGCGTCCAGTGATTATCGTACTTTATGGTACTCCAGGTACCGGTAAGACATCTTTGGCTACTACAGCCAACAGTCCTTTACTCATCGACACCGACCGAGGCTTTGACCGTGCCGTTCAGCGTCCAGACATTGTTGTCACGGCTTCACGTTGGGAAGACATCTATAATGCTGAAGTTATCGGTTCCTATGTTGTTGAGGATGGCAAGCAGGTTTGGAAGCCAGGTTTGATCAGTGAGTGTAAGACCATCGTAGTAGATACTGCCAAGGCTATGCTCGATGACTATCTCAACGCTTTTGCTATTCAGCAAGACCCTAAGTTGGGAACTAACTCACTGAAGCGATATGGCGTGATGGGAGAATTGTTCAAGCAGTTTGTCGGCATTCTCCGTTCAAACAATTCAGACATCATCTTCATCTGTCACGACAAGGAGACACAGGAAGGAGACTATATCAAGCATTCTCCAGACTGTACAGGACAGAGCAAGGACTTGCTCATCCGTATTGCGGACCAGGTAGGTTACATCTGCAAGGAGAACGGCAATCGCGTCATCAAGTTCGAGCCACAGGACAATCGTGTTGGTAAGAATGTTGCAGACCTGCAGGACACTTGGATTCCAGCTTACGGAACAGAGGAGTTTGACACTTGCATGGCAGACATCATCAAGAAGGTGAAGAAAGCCATCGTGAATAAGTCCGATGCTCAGGCTAAGGCGCAGGAAGCCGTTGATGATGCCCGAAAGAAGCTTGCAGCCGTGGAGACTGTAGATGATGCAAATGCTCTCATCGAGGTTGCCCACGGATTGAACAAGATTCATCAGAAGGCATTCATGAATCAGATGATCAAGGAACTTGCTGTCAAAGGCATTGACTTTGACAAGAAGGGCAAGAAGTTCGTCAAGCATGAGGATGCAGCATGATGAAGCCTTTGATTAGAGTTACCCAGCTAGAGAGCTTCAGACGGTATATGTCTGGCGAATATGCTTATGTTACAGAGCAGGACGTTATAGACAATATCACTAAGAAGTTTGAGGGCAACGATTACACAAGAATAGGAACTGCCTTTCACTCCATCGTGGAGACAGGCAGTCCCCATTGCTTCAAGGAGCCGGAAGGTGTTCGTCATTTCACCTATTATAAGAAAGATAAGACAGAACCCGTTCCAAAAGGAAGAAGATTCGTCTTTGATGAAGGTGAAGCGATTCTCGACATTCCACAATGCAAGGTTGCTTTGAAATACAGAAATGAGCATCCTGGCGCCTTTCATGAGGTTCGTGAATATAAGGATTTCGGTAATGCCGTTATCACGGGATGTGCCGATATGATTGACGGACTAGAGATAAGAGACATCAAGACTAAGTACGGACCGGTATCAGACAAAGACTATATAGATAGTTGCCAATGGCAGCTTTACCTAGAGTTGTTTGAAGCTGATGTGTTCCATTTTGACTTGTTTGTCTTTGAGGGCTACAATAAGGATAAGCACAAGGGAGACGTGAGAGGTCTTAAGCTTACTCCTTATGAGCCCGCAATCACTTGTTACAGATATCCAGGGATGGAAGACAAGAACCATGCATTATTGCGTGACTTCCTCAAATGGGTAGAAATGAGAGAATTATTACCATATTTACCATTAACAGAATCAGATGGCTAATACAATGACAGGAAGGGTGTTGTCTATCGGCAATATCGAGGAAATACCTAGCAAGAGCGGCGGAGAGCCGTTCAAAAAGAGAGTTGTGGTTCTTAACTGTACACACTCGAACTTCGGAGAGGTGTACGAGAACTACCCAAGTTTTGAGTTCAGCGGAAAGCATGTAGATGATCCTGCGGCTTTTGCGGTTGGCGATATTGTTACTATATCTTTTGCTCTTCAAGGTACCAAGTATCAGAAGAGTGCAAATGACCCGGTAAAGTATTTCAATACCATTTCGGGTTACAAGATAGAAAAGTATCAGAGAGGTGGCCAGACGCAGCAGCAAGCACCTCCACCACCGCAGCCGCAAGGAGTTCAGTCACCGGCACCGCAGCCGGGCAAAGATGATGATTTGCCATTCTAGTTATGATTTTCAATCTCAACAATGACAAGGACAGGGCAGACTACAAGGACTATTGCAATGGCCTTTACATGGATGCCCTGAAAAGCGGAAAGGGTTTTATCGTGGAGGTGAAGAAAAAGCACCGTCCACGTTCCCTCGCCCAAAACAGCTATCTGCATGTGTGCCTTCAGTATTTCGCATCAGAGTTCGGCTACGATGAAGAATATGTGAAGTATAACATTTTCAAGCAGATAGTGAACAGAGAAATCTTTGCTAAGCAGAGAACAAATAGAAGAGGACAGCCTGTAACTTATTGGAGAAGCACGGCCGACCTTGACACAAAAGAATTAACAGACGCTATTGAGAAGTTTCGGAACTATTCAAGTATGGTTGCAGGGTTGTATATACCAGAGCCTAATGAAGAAGCAGCCTTGCTTGAAGCTCAGAAACAGATAGCATTATATGAAAAGTATTTATAATTATGAAATCAGATTTGAAAAATTATGTTCCTGAGAACATTGAGTTTGTATTGGAGGAAGGTGTAAAAGACATGTTCCCAATGGAGTTGGACTTCCTTGCTTTGACCGAGGAGAATCTTTGCGGAGAGAAGCCTTTGAAGAATAAGGCAGACATCCTTAAGTTTGTCGGAAAGCACTTCACCGCGACCTTCCCTGACAATGAGTTGGTTACACGTTTCCTCGATGATTTCGAGAAGAAGAACATCAGAGAGGAGTATTGCACACTCGAAGAGAACGTGGTGCCAGCTCGCAAGCTGGAATTGGAGGAGGCTTTGGAAAAAGCCAAGAAGATGAAGAAGGATGCAGAAGAGGCTTATGCTTCTGTCCTTATGGAAGTAGCCAAGTACGCCGCTGAGGTGCGCCAGGGAACTGTTGATATGCGTCTTAAGTCGAAGAACGTGTTCTGTATTGCATTGGCAGGTTACTATCTCGTATATAATTGGGATGCAAATACCGAGAAGTTCTTACTTGCAAAGGCTTATGCTATCCCGGACCGTTCTGAGATTTGGGCAAATGAGGTCAAGAATCGTGAGAGCATGAAAGAGGTCTTCGGATTGGAGTTCCCAGAAGAGGAGCAGCCAAAAGAAGAAGCTCAGCCAGAGCAGTCTTCAGATGATGACGATGATGAATTACCATTCGGCGAGTAATGAAGTACACTCTTAGAAATTATCAAAAGCAAGCTAGTGATGCAGCCGTAAGGCTGTTCACTAGCAAGGCTGACAAGAACGGATTGGTTATCCTGCCTACGGGTGCAGGAAAAAGTCTGGTGATAGCAGATATCGCCTCTCGTCTGGAAGGGCCGCTGTTAGTATTTCAACCTAGTAAGGAAATTCTTCAGCAGAACTTTGCCAAGCTGCAAAGCTATGGTATCTTCGATTGCGGTTGCTATAGTGCCTCTGTAGGATGTAAGGATATAAACAGAATAACCTTTGCCACCATCGGAAGCGTAATGAACCATATGTCAGACTTCGATTGTTTCAAGAACATCATAATTGACGAATGCCATTACGTAAACTCTAAAGCTGGGCAGTACAAGGAGTTCATAGAAGCGAAGAACAGACAGGTTGTTGGATTAACAGCCACGCCATACCGTCTTGATCGTGCTGAAGGAGGTTCCATCTTGAAGTTCCTCACGAGAGTTAGACCTAGAATATTTTCAAAGGTCATCTATTGTTGTCAGATTGGAGAACTGCTTTCTAAAGGTTATCTCGCAGACTTGCATTATTACGATTTGACGACATTGGATTTAAGAAGAGTCAGAAGCAATTCCACCGGTGCAGATTATGATGAAAGAAGTCTCCTCGCAGAGTATGAGCGTAGCGGATTCTACGATAAGTTATCAAACACTGTAGTCAAGGTTCTGCAGCCTAAAAGCGGCATTCCTAGAAAGGGAGTACTTGTATTTACCGCTTTCACAAGGGAGGCCAGGCAGTTGGTTGATAAGCTTCAATCACTCGGAGTCAATGCCGCCATCGTGACAGGAGAAACACCAAAAAAGGAGCGTGAAGCCATTCTTGAAGGATTCAAGAGGAGAGAAATAAAGGTTGTTGCCAATGTAGGTGTACTGACTACGGGATTCGACTACCCTGCCCTAGACACCGTTGTTTTGGCACGCCCGACGAAATCTCTCGGGCTCTACTATCAGATGGTAGGCCGCGCTATCAGACCTTTTGAAGGAAAGGACGGGTGGATAGTTGACTTGTCGGGAAACTATAGCCGGTTCGGAAATGTCGCAGACCTCTTTATTAGCAGACCTCCAGGAACCACGAAATGGGCGGTATATTCTAGAGGAACACAATTAACTAATGTAGTACTAAGATGAGCGTTCTAAATGAACTTATTGAATATAAGCAAAGAGATTCCACATTAGGAACTGAGTATTTAACTCTCTGTCCGCATTGCAGAAAGGGAGTATTTACACAAGAACCATTTTATGTAGGAAGTTTAGCTTGCCGTTTATGTATTGATTTTGTGAACATGACGGATAAATATGTTGCATGTAAATTCAAAAGAAATGTTTCCATTTTATAATAAAAAGAAGAAATCTCCTTCTGCTCCCAAAAAGAGAAAGAAGAGTAAGCCTGATTTAGTCAAGAGGCTAGACAAGGTATTTGCGTTGTATATACGTCTGAGAGACTGCATGCCGAGCGGCATGGGACAATGTATCAGCTGCGGAAAGATAAAGCCGTACAGAGAGCTTGATTGCGGTCATTTCTTCGGACGTTCCAACATGGCCACCCGATTTGATGAAGATAACTGCAATGCAGAATGTATCGGGTGCAACAGAGTGAAGTCAGACCATCTTATATACTACCAGGAGAATCTGATAAAGAAGATTGGTGTTTCCCGATTTTCCACCCTGCGAGAGCGTGCTCACTCCATCAAGAAATGGGATGACGATGAGTTGGAGAAAATGATTAAGTATTATACTAATGAAGTAAAGAGACTGAGTTATGAGAAAGGTATCACCGTTAATCTGTAAAAAATATAAGTCCCCAGTGTTTCACAACACCGAGGACTTGAACCAATTAAAATCCTATAAAGATTATACTTTAAAGGGATTTGTTTGCAAAGGTAATGAATTATTTTCAAATTGCCAAATAAATCCCAACAAAAAAAGCCTGCTCGCCAGCAGGCTAAAGAGAAACCCATACAATATTCTTTTACAGAATATAATGGAAAAAACTTACTGCAAAAGTACTAAAAAAAATTGAGATAGCCAAATATATATCTAAATATATTTTGGTTTTTTTGAATATTTAAGTTAATTCTTTTGCATATATCAGATAAAATTCGTAATTTTGCATTAAGGAGAAACAATATAGTTATAAATAAAATATTATACAATATGGAAGAGACAGAATTTCTAAGAGATTTTGAAGGAATCAAGGACTACAGAACGTTCTTGGTAGGCTTGGACAAACAGTTCAAGTCGGCAGGTGTGTTGTATCGTGAGTTTAAAATTTTGGAGGGGATGGCTTTTATCGCTTTAAAGATTAGCCCTTCTATCCACAATTTTATCTCTAAGCAGCAAAGTGCTGTTTACAGTAAGTTACAGACAGAAGTTGACTCCCTGGCAAATAGTATAAAGCGAGGTAAGATATGCTTCATTAAGAACGAGGACTTGAACCAATAAGATTATGAAATATAATTGCATCAGAAATAGTGATTCTCCAGAAGTAATGAGAGCAAGGGTGAAGCACGGCATAGCTGCCTACGGCATCTACGTTGCTCTTATGCAACTATTGGAGGAAGACGAGGATCATAAGCTGTCAAAGGATTATTCTATGATAGCTTATGAGATGCGCGTTGATGTTTCTATGGTGCAATCTGTAGTTGAGGATTTCGATTTATTCGAGGTTGAGGAAGAATATTTCTATTCTAAGGAACTTTCAGACATCATCGAGCAGGCAAGAAAAGTCAGCGAAGCTAGAGCTAGAGCCGGTCGTGCAGGTGGTGCAGCAAAGGCTAGAAATTTCGTAGCAAATGCTAAGGAATCTTCTAGCAAATGCCAAGCAAATGCTAGAAAAAACGTAGCAAATGCTAGCGAATCTCTAGCAAATGCTACAAATTCTCTGGCAAATGCTACAGATATTCTAGCAAATGCTAGAGAATCTCTAGCAAATGCTAAGCAAATGCCAGAGTCCAAAGAAAGTTCCCCAAACCCTTCAAAGAATATATATTCCGTTCCTACGGAACGGGAAGATAATATAAAATTATCTTCTCCTTCTAGCGCGCGCACGAGGAAATCGAAACCGAAAGAGTTTACCATCTGCCACAAGGGACGGCAAATATTCGAGAAGTATTACCAAGAACTCTATGACTCCGCCTATTATTGGCAACCCAAGGATGCAAAGGCTATGAACTCTATCCTAAAGAAGATTTCTTTTGCTAGAAGTCACAAAACAGTGCCGCTTCCGATAGATGACGAGAGCTTGCTTAAGGCATTGGAAGAGTTTCTACGTCGTATCGACAAGACTTGGATAATGAACAATTTTTCGGTTAACAAAATTGATTCTCAATACAACGAGATAGTATCAGAAATGAAAAATCATAGACAAAACGTAACAGACAATGGAAACAATACAAAGACAGGATGGAAAGCTCCAGACCACAAAGACACATCAGCGTATAGGTCGGGGTTTGGAGTTGCCGTTGGAAAATAGAGAAGTCAAGAACTTTCTTTACTATGCCTACAAACGAGAGGTAGAGAAAAGAAAAAGAACGTTCGTCTTCACTGACGAGCTAAAGGAAGCAATATCGAAAGTCGGGGATTTTCTTACTATAGAGACAAACTTTTACGGGCTGTTTATGCCCGGCAGTATTGGAAACGGCAAGACTACAATGCTAAAGGCTATTCGAGATTTGCTAGTTCATCTTGTGGACTCAAACAAGATTAGCTATTGCGAGGGTGACAAATATCCGCGATTCGTCAAGGCTAGAGATATGGCTTACATGATTCACGAAAACATAAACGAGTTCAGAGCAATCATGAACACTAAGTTTCTCTTGATTGACGATTTGGGTGCTGAGCCAACGGAGATAGTCACATACGGAATGCACTACAAGCCGTTTGACGAGTTGTTGGACTATCGCTATGAGCAGATGCTGCCCACGATTATCAGTTCAAACCTAACGGCCATTGACATCGGACAGAAGTACGATGACCCAAGAATTGTAGATAGAATGCACGAAATGTTTGATATTTTAAGTTTTGAGGAGGTATCGTTCAGATGAGTTTAGAACAATCACCATATCAGAATCAGCCATTAGTGAATGACCCAAAGGCTGAGCAGTATGTTATCGGAAGTCTTCTTGTTGATCCTACCGCATACACTCTAGTAAGCCAGTATCTAGATGAAGACTGTTTTTACGACCCCATGTGTAGGGATATATGGAAGGCTGTTGATAATATGGGAAAGCAAGGTATGCCGATAGATGTCATATCTGTTTCTGCCGAGCTCAGTAAGCAGAAGTCGAATGTAACAGCATTGGACTTGATGAACATTTCGGCACAGATTGCATCATCTGCACATGCAGAATATCATGCCATCAGATTGCAGGACCTTGGTAGAAGAAGAAAACTCTGGGTTGTCGGGCAGCAGCTTTCCAAGGTTGGATTATCGGAAGAGATTCTGACCGCAGACGCCCACCAAGAGGCTATAGAGAGTATAGGAGGAGTATTTGAGAAAGCAGATGGAGTGTTCACGCTCGATGATGCAATGAATAGTCTAAACGAGATAATGGTTAAGAATGCCACCGTTGGAGGTGTCACGACAGGAACCAAGACCGGTATGGAGAGATTCGATGAAAAGGGAGGTCTGCAGAAGTCTGATTTGATTATCGTTGCCGGCGAAACTTCTCAGGGAAAGACGAGCCTCGCACTTTGCATGACAAGACACGCCATTGAGAACGGAGCAAAGGTTGCTTTCTACTCTATGGAAATGACGAAGGAGCAGCTTACGGCACGTCTGCTTTCTGCCAAGACGAACATCCCGGCCAACAATATCCTCTATTCGGGCAGTCTGGCGCCAAGCGAGATAAGGATGATTGATGATGCTAGAGGCAAGTTGCCCGGAGAGAATTTATTCTTTGATGACAAGAGCACGTCAAATATAGATTCTATCCTTCTTTCCATCCGAATGCTTAAGATGCAGAAGGACATAGACGGAGCCGTAGTTGATTACTTGCAGATTCTTAACGTAAACTCCAGGAGTACGAGTTTCAGCAGGGAGCAGGCTATGGGTGATGCCGCACGAAGATTCAAGAACCTCGCAAAGGAACTGAACATATGGATCATCGCCCTAAGTCAGTTGTCTAGAGATAGTAACTGCCCGGAGCCGAATCTGAACCGACTGCGCGATAGTGGACAGATAGGAGAAGCTGCCGATGTTGTCATCCTAGTCTATCGAGCAGAGTATTACAACAGAGCGTACCCTGCCCCATTTGATAACAAGGACGATTATCCTACTGACGGAACGGCTATGATAGACGTTGCCAAGGGACGTAATATCGGAACGTTCAAATTCTTTATGGGATTCAACAAAAATACGACAAATTTTTTCAAGACGAATTTAATCAACGAAGATGTACAGGTGCCTTTCGAAAAGCCAGAAGAAGCAGATGCACCATTCTGATAATCAGATAGTTATGAAGTACCACGATTTAGTATTTTTAACTAAAATAATCATTGGTATATTTGCATATATCAGAAAATTTTCGTACCTTTGCATATAGATAAAGGTAGTACTTTTGACTATTCAGAGCCTACCTTACAAGTTGAACCAATTAAAATTATAAAGATTATGAATACTTCTAACGAGTTAAGAAAGAACGAAATTGAAAATGAGGTTAAGAACTTGTTTAAGCAATTTGGTGAACATGCAGAAAGTATTATTTCCGTATGCCCAGGTTGGAAGTTTGTGAACGTTCAAGATTCTCGCAATCAGATAAAAGTCAAGTTTGCCTTAACTTGCGATGAGAACAGAGAGTTGACTGTCGTGTATAATGAATGCAAATGCGGATTTCAGGGAAACGTTGAGTTCACAACAGAAATAGACGCAGCATCCAGTATTGATATAGACAGCGCAAACTGCAAAGCTATGTATTATATTGCTCTAGGCTCATTCCTGTCTAATAAAGACCTTCAAGACAAGCTGCAGTCTGAAATGAAAAGTTTCTTGCATAATATAGAAACTAAATATAACGAGTACAATAAATTAGACCAGGAGGATTAATTATGGAGACGCTTTCTGAGTACATGCTTCGCAGATTTTGTTCTGCTTATCCAACGGTTCCAATTACGCTTTCAAAAGTCAAGGCTTATCTTGATACAGTTGATGATTGGAGAGAGTTAGACGATAGCCATTTGGCACTATTATACAATTTTAATCTTAAAAAATAGAAAGGGAATAATTATGAGAAATTCAAATTTCAATCTTATTAAGTCTTTGGGCTATGTTGTAGTGTTGGTAAGTATGGCTTCGCACTCTGTACCGCACGAATATTGGCAAAACACAGAAGACGGACTTCTGTATGGTCATGTTGGTGACAGTGAAGAAGAACACAAACTTTTAATGATGGAAGGTGCTGTATGAAATATTGTATCGAAAGAATTTGCCCCACAGGTGATGTTTCCGAAGAGTTTGGAGACTACTCCGATGAAAAGGAAGCTAACAGAAACGCAGAGCTACTAAACATGGTAGATCCATTTAATAACTATAAAGTAAAGAAAGAAGCATGAAATACCAAGAGTTCAAGAAAAAGCAGCAGGATGAGTTTGGCAAGCTACCAATGAAGGCTGCATTTGGAGACAAACAGTTTAAGGAAATGATGGCTGAATGGGGGCTTACCACAAGTAAAGAAGACCTGGAAAAGATATGTTCCATCGGTGCCGGTGCTTATTGCCTCAAAAAGGATTACCACTTATTTCTGGTATTCGGTGAGCGTTCCGTTAAGGAATCAGAGGAGTTTCTGAGCAGCGATGAGAATTTGGTGGATGCCTTGAAATATGAATTTGGCAATCATGAGTGTGGCCTTACCTTTGAGTTTGAAAATGGTATCATCGCTTTGGGATATACCGTTAAGGAGTTTCTTTCAGATGACAGAAAGAAGAAGCTTTTTGTAAAGGCACGTAAGGAATACATTAATAGTCTGGAGGGTTAATATGAATACAAAGAATTTCGGAAACGGATATGTAGGTATCAAGATCAACAGTATTTCTGAAATAATGAAATACAATGCTCTTAAAGAGAATTTTTCTATTTGGAATGAGTATGAAGGCACTTTTGATGACGATGTCGAGGTTACGGATGACGATGGAAACGTCACTGAACGAGAGCCGACAGAAAACGAGAAGATAGAGCGTTACCTGGAAGCTTTCAATAATGGAACCGTTTTATATGCAGTTTTCCAGCTGGATTGTGGACGAGTCTTTTCGGATTTAGCTACTACATATCAGAGCAAGTATGCTATCGGGCAGCAGGTCTTCATTATGAGGGACAACAAAATTGTTTCGGGTAGAATTGTCCTTATATCTCTTTCAGACTATGAAGATGACAAAAAGCTGTATGTTGATTATCATTCTAGAGATATAGGTGAAAGAATATACAATATAGTGAGTACAAATTTGTGCCCTACAAGCTATCGAAATTATTATTCTTTCAGTGAGCGCGACCGTATAGAAAGATGTCTCAAAGCAGCACTAAATAATAATTATGTTATCCTAGAGATAGACAGAAACTATGTAAGTAAAAGGCTTGGAGATATATTCTCTTCAAAAGAAGAACTTGTCAAACATTTAATGGAACAATAATTATGAACGTTATAAGAGTGACAGGAAATACAAAGAACAGAATAGATGCCATCTTTACGGGCAGCAAGTATCTGTTCTTCAGCCCGGACTTTGGGCTCGTTGCCATTGCAACGAGAATATCAATGGATGAGAACTGCTCTTACTTCAATGTTGAGCTGACAGAACAAATTAAACCTAAGTTGATCTACAAGGTTGTTGAAAAGGAAGAAGCTTCCATTAAACGTATCTGCCAATTCAACTGCATCAATTTAGGAGAAATGCCACAGCATACTCTTCCATACGTGATAGACTTAACATTGGAAAGGAGATAGCTATGGTTGTAAAGGAAATGGTTCAGTACAAGAGAACTGCTGATATGGAAGAACTCTATCTGATGCTCAATAATGATTCTGTAGCTTACAACCTTTGGCACGATGCTGCAGAAAAGTACGCCCTGAAGATGGTAAATGGCGAGGCGGTAATGATGGAGAATGTCGCCCATGTGATGATTGCAAGAATCATCCAGTCATGTGACAGACTGATAAACTGGCGCAGAAAGATGATTACTGATGCCCTGGATATTACCAAAGAGCAGAAAGAGATTGTCGCATGGCAGTGGTTCTACAATAGCATGATGGATTTATATACTTATTATAAAGGTAGGCAAAAGTAAGGTTTAACATAACGGGTATTAAGGACACCCACTAGTTAGATACCTTATTCTTATCTGGCAGCCGGAAAGACGGCAGCCTACCTTCTAATAAATATACAATATGAAGGATTACGATTACTTATCTCTTATAGTAGAGATTTCCCCACAGCATCAGAGCTGTTCTGGAGATATTAGGGATTACGAGTATGTTTGCAGACTGGATTGTGTCGGTGACCATAATGAAATATTGGAATTTATGCTTCAATGGGATTATGGAGAAGATACATCAGATACACAAACTGAGTTAGACAAATATGAAGATGTGCTCATCGAGACAGATACACATATACTTGCAAAATGTGAGTCCAGGAACTTCGGCTGGCAAGGTGACGCATTCTTCCTTTATAGAAAGGATAAAAAGGAATGAAAAATATTTATCATATACATCAGTCTTCCAATTCCTATTGGGATAGTCATTGGACAGACACAGATTATTATCTGTGCGATAGCGAGGAGGAATACCAGCAGAAATTGGCTGAATATACCGAGGAGCGTAAGCAGATTGAGAAGGATTTTAAGGAGAATCCAACAGAGGCCAACAAGTATCGTGCATTGTTCTTTCAGCTCAGCAAGGAGCAAAAGGTACATGCTAACGAATACTATTACGCACATGAATGGTGCGGCAAGGAGTTCGATGCTTTCGGTTTCTGCTGGAGTAAGAGGTTGGAGAGAAGCACGCATTACAAGTACTATCTTAAGCCAGGCTCGGTGTGCAACGAGACAAGAAGTTCCGCTGTTGGCAGATTTACAGGATATGGAAGTTAAACTTAATAAGATTGGAGGTGAAACATGTAGAATTAAGTAAAAATCATCGTTAATCAATGGTCGGGATTAAATAACAAAACAATGTTTGATATTCTTTATTTTGCGACAGCTCGGAAAGACGGCACCCGACCTTTAAATTTAAAATAATATGGAAATAGAAGAATTAATAAAAATAGCAGAGTCTGATTCCTGGACTGTCACCGAAGAGGAATACACGAATGGGAAAGGATTGCTCTTCTCAAGACGTTCACCTGCAGGTCAAGACTTCTCGATATCAACCGGACCATTTGAAAGTGCGGAAGAATTGATCAACAGCATCCACCAGCGTTACGTAGAATTTGACGCTGACAGTGAAACATATTTATGGTTAGACAACGAGGGCCATGGAAAGAACGGAGCACCATATCGCATGAGGGATGTGCTGGAAGACATGGAGGCTTGCGAGAAGATGATTTACGACTTATTTATTTGTTATCGGGACGCTTATGAAAAGAAGTGAATTATTTATGGCTTGCGCCAATGAGTACAGTTACAGATGCAATTCAGATTGCGACAACTGTGAGCTATACCTTCGTTACTTAAAAGAAAAGGAGGATTGATTATGAAAGGGAAAGATATTATCGCGGTCAGCAGTTTTGGCGTACAAACATACTATCCTATCGGACAGAAGCTTAGCATAAACGGGAAAACCTGCGTGGTAGCGGAACGTGGAGATTGTGTTAATTGCGTCGTTTGCGTACCTAACGTTCCACTTCACGATAAAGAAGTTACTTGTGCAAACCTAGCTTGTATTGCTGGCGACAGAGAAGATAAAACTAGTGTTCATTTTAAAGAGATTTAATTATGAAGGTATATCTGATTTATAAAGATGATGCCTGGCATACAAAGGGAAGCGGCGAATTGCTCAGAGTAGCCGACAATCTTCAGAAATGCTACGCAACAGCCGAGGCAAACGGAGCTTCGGAAGAGCAACTTAGAGATTTGCGCAACATTGGACAAAGTCAGTGTAGTGGGAAAAGTTACGAATTTAACATAGAAACATGGGAGGTTACATAAAATGAAATATGATGTTTGCATTCAAGAAACTTTGAGTAAGACAATAACCGTAGAGGCAGAATCAAATACGGATGCTTGCTCCATGATTAGAGAAAAGGTTAAGAATGGTGAGATTGTCCTTTCTGCCGACGATTACACCGGTTGTAGAATTATAACGGCACAGAAAGCGTATGGAAGTGAAGACAACGAAGACTGAGTTCAGAGAACTGCTTAGTGTTCTAGAAAAAGCAGCAGCTTTTATTAATGAAAAATCCACAAGGCCCAAAGACTTTGATTTGGCTAGAAGATTAATAAGGTCAAAGGCTTTGCTGGCGAAAAGAAATGGCAGTCTTCAAGGAGAAAGCGGCGATAGTCATTAACGGCATCGTGTACGTAGCGGAACCAATGGATGATTGCGAGGATTGTGCGTTTTGTACGGGCTTGGCACAATGCAGCGTAGATTTCATTTGCATCTCTATGAGAGAAGCTTTCCGTAAGGGATTCAGAAACAAGCCCATCGGTTTCAAAAAATGGAAAGGTTATGAAAGGATCAGAAACATTCAAGAAGGTAATCAAGGCATATCTTGACAAGCGTGCAGCAGAGGATGAATTGTTCGCAAAGGATTACGCCAAGCCTGGCAAGAATATCGATGATTGCTGCGACTTTATTATCTCAGAGGTCAAGAAATCCGGAAGGAATGGCTTTGACGATGATGAGATTTACGGAATGGCAGTTCATTATTATAATGAAGAAGAAGTCTCATTCACTAAGAATCAGAATTGCACCATTGTTACAAATCTCTCAGACCAGACCAAGGAGAATCTGGAGAAGAAGGCTGAGGAGGAGTTCAAGCAAGCCAAGATCATGGAGCTCAAAAAGAAGGAGTCCGCAGAGAAGGAACGCTTGAAGAAGAAAGCCGAGGCTCAGAGAAAGAAGGATGCAGAGATTGGGCAGTTGAGTTTGTTTGATTTTTAAATATGTGAGTTATGAAGCCAAGAAATAAGACAGAACGTGAAGTTGTAAAACTCTCAGATAGAATACCGGAGTTATCAGACAAGCAACGTGAGTGGGCCATCAAGACTTGCATCTCTGAAGATGATGCCTACAAATACAGTGATAGATTTTCTAGAGGATGCTTCTACCTTGTATGTACATTCAAGGGATGGCAGGTTCTCAGGTACTTCCAGGTAAGAGTGAAGTTCCGGTTCCACAAGATGGTTAAGGAGAAGATTTACTTCAAGGAGTGTATGCAGCAATGGTTGAAAGACGGGGAATATGTTTTTCTTGCCAAGCAGCGAACCAGCGGATATATAGAAGATGCTTTTTCTGCTTTCGGAAAGTTGGAAGTAAGAACGCATACTGTATGGAGTTTCTTGGGTGATCCTCGTGATATTGGATTCGATGGAGTATATTACGCTTCAGTCCAAGGCAAGTATAAATATGCTCTCAGAGACTTCGGGGAAAAGATTCTGTGTGACGAAATCTTCCGTTCCGTCAATGCTAACCCATACAATGAAACTCTCATGAGACGTGATATTGATATGTGGAAGGTGTGTAAGTACCATGAAGCTGTCTTCGACAGAGAAAAAATGTCTGCCGTCAAGATTGTTGTCAGACACGGAAAGGCTTCTTATATTTACGATAGCTTGTGGTGGGATATGCTCGACAGTATTATGTATCTTAAGAAAGATGTACGTAACCCTTCTATAGTTTGCCCGGAAAATCTTCGTGAGGCGCACGACAAGTGGCTAAAGGCAGCAGACAACAAGAAAAAGAAAATGGAGGACAGAATGACTAAGCTGCGTTTGATTGCGGAAGAGAAAATGCAACTCAGATATCTGGAGCAAGCTGCTAAAGCCGAAGAGGAGAATAAGAAAAAGGCAGAAGCAATGGCTAATGTATATGTTGACAGAAGAAAGCAGTTCTTTGACATTGACATAAAGGATGGCGCCATAGACATACAGGTTCTTAAGTCCGTCCAGGAGTTCTTTGAAGAGGGCAAGGAAATGGGGCACTGTGTATTTAGGAACGGTTATTACGATGTGAACAGAAAGCCGAACTGCCTCATACTTTCTGCCAAGGTAAACGGGCAGCGTATGGAGACAATCGAGGTAAACTTAGCCGATGTTACCGTTGTTCAATGCCAGGGCCACGGAAACATCAATTCCGCTTTTCACGATACCATTCTGAAGCTTATCAAAGATAATTTGTGGCAGATAGAATCCAGGCTCCCGAACAGGGCTAGTAGAACGGCGTAATTTTTAGTATTTTTGGCTAAAATTTTCGTTTGATATATTTGCATATATCGAGATTTTTTCGTACCTTTGCGTATGAGAAGAGCCTATTATGCGGTGTTTTTGACTATCCAAGCCGCATATATGCACAATTTTATGTTAAAATATAGTTAATTTTAGATTTTAGGTATTTAATCATTAAATATTTTATTAAATTTGCAGCGATGGAATACGATTACAGTAAGCTCAGAGAGTTCATCAAGCGTTGTAAGTGGCAATGGGCCACTTCAATGATAGACGTTCCTCATGAGTACATTCACAGAGACAAGTGCGCATTGACAAACGACGAGTTCTATTACTTCGTCAGCGCACAGCGAGACAATGGAGTCCATGAAAGATGGGGGAAGTATAATTTCCCTTACCTTTACATTGATGGTTACAAGTATTGGACGATGGGTGACCCATTCGAGACTACTTGGATTTTGAACAGACAGAAGGTTTTCAACGAGTTCGACTTCCTGGAGTGGCCGGTACCGCGAATCTATTCGAATCAGGAAATGGACGTGATGGCAAAATCTATCATGTTCACGTTCAAGGACAGAAGATTTTTCGAGGCAGGCATCGGAAACGGAGACTTCGTCGCTTTCACCAAGATAAAGCCGGAAATGTATTATGGAGTTGATCCTAGCAAGAAAGCAATCAAGCAGTTCAGGGAGAAGACCTCTGGTTTTTTCCGAAGATGTTCTACTATTTCTTTTGAGGAGGCGATAAAGAAATGGATGTCGGCAGACAGCGTTGTTGTTGCTCTCTTCGGTACCGCTTCCTACTTCATGCCTCAGTATCTCCGCAAACTGGGCGAGAGTGGTTTGGATTATTGCCTTATGTTCTACAAGGATGACTACACCCCTGCAGAGTTCGAGGAAATGCACCATTTCACCTATGACAGAATGCAGTTGAAATCGATGTTCCCGAATTGTAACATATACAATCACAAGAATTTCGTAACCATTTCAAGTAAAAAAATCACCTGGCAACAGGCAACAGTAGAAAATGAATTATTCCCAGTATGATAAAATAGCAAGTAAGTACGACACTTTGTTTCGTGATGAAATGAGTCTCGTTGAGAACCGTGAGGTGGGGCAAATGCTCCCACCTCTCAGCGGTTCAATCCTAGACATCGGATGTGGTACCGGCTTGCTGACAGAGATTGCAAAAATCGACCCACAGGAATATCTAGGAATTGATCCTAGTAAAGGAATGTTGGAGCAGTTCACTAACAAATACCCAGCCTATAAGGATAGGGTTGTATGTGAGCCTTTCGACGGAAAGAGTTTAGATTGCAGGAATTTCGACAATATCGTAGCATTGTTCGGTTCCCCATCTTATCTTTCCCGTTATGCCGTTCTGGCAATATCGCAGTGCAAGGCTCGCAAGTTCTTGATGTTCTACAAGGAGAAATATCATCCGGTCACTTATGAGAAGTGTGATGTGGAGTTCAGACATTTTTTCTATTCAAAGAAGGTCTTGTGCAGTCTTTTTGGTGAAGAAAATGTATCAGAGTATCACAATTATTTAATAGTAAATTGCGTATGACATCACAGAAAGGTTTGCGTTATGATGGCAGTATTGACAAATACCCCATCACAGAAGGCGAGATTTACAGTTTAGGCAATGGTAGCAAGATTACCATTGCCGATATTACTTTGGGGCTTCCGGAGTTTTCAAAGAATGCCGATTGTGTATTCATCGACCCGGCAGGAAGTAAAGGTGTCCTCAAAGCGTATTATACCAAGGCGGAGAAGCAATGCCCGGTTGATAATTTTGACGAGTTCGTTGCTCACATCAAGAGGTGCATCGAGCAGATTAATCCGGACAGACTATTCGTCGAGTGCTTCTACAGAAATAAGAAACAGTTGGTTCCTATGGTAGAATCGCTGTTCCCTCATGTAAAAATCTACGAGAACACCTATTATCATAAGCCAGATTGCAAGTGCTGGATTATCCAAGGCACCAACCAGGCAGAAGACTGGGGACTCCAGGGAATGGATGAATGGGATGCGGTGTTCAAGATTTGTAAGGATGTTCCGTTCTGCTCTATCACAGACTTCTTCATGGGTCAAGGACTTGTTGCCCAAGCAGCCTATGCCGCAGGTAAGGTTTTCTATGGTAGCGATATGAACAGAAACCGTTTGGCTGTAGCCATAAGCAAGGTAGCCAAGCGAGGTGGAGAATGGACAGTAACTAAATAATTACGCATATGATTAAACTCTCTCAGATTATCATCCTCAACGTTCCGAAGCGAGAACGTGAGGGCAAATACCTTAAGAAGTTGATAGAGACCAGCACGAAACCTTATGGTATTCCTGTCAGTATCTCTATGGACCGAGGTAAGGGTCTTTGGGACAATTATTCCCAAGCGTTGACGCAAGAGGTAGCGGAAGGAACCCATCGCATGATTATCCACGATGACATTACCTTTGACCGCAACATTCTTGCCAAGATTTTACATATTCTCTCTTTTGCTCCCGAAAACAATGTTATCAGTTTCTACAATCCTACAAATGGTGACTATACTGATTGTTACGCAAAGGGCAAGCACGTTATTTCTACAAAGACTAACTTCTGGCTGCAGGCTAGCGTATATCCAAATGACCTAGCTAAGGACTTTGTTGAAACTTCAAACAAGATGACGGATGATCAGACACGTTATGATGATTCGCGCCTTAAGGCATACCTTCAGGCAAAGGGTATCGACCTTTACGCTATCGTCCCTGGTCTGGTTCAGCATTTCGGTGCATACAGAAGCACATTCAACAATCCAGGCGCCGTAGGTGGCATTCCTCGAAACAGCAAGACCTACGACAACCAGTTTGATGTAGAGTCTGTAGATTGGGAGAGTGAGTTCAAAAATCCTTATTTGGCTAAGTCAAGCAAGGATTGGGTTAAGGAAATCGTAAACAAGGAATTTCTCGATGAATACAAAAAACTCTAAGGAAAATCTAGCCTTGAAATTGGCGAAGGACAATATCGAGGTTGAGCAGGTGAAGCCGCTGCATATTGAATACGTTAAGGTTGATGACATTTATCCGAATGACTATAACCCTAATACGCATGATGCAGACAGCTTCGACCTTCTCATCAAATCGTTGCTCTATTTCGGATTTACTCAGCCTATCGTTGTCAACCGCTCGACGATGCAGATTGTGGACGGAGAGAACAGATACCGCGCCGCCTGCGTCATCGGATATGAGATGGTTCCTGTATGCTTCGTTGACTTCGACGAAGAGAAGTTGAGATATGCAACAATCATGCACAATGCCGCTCGCGGCCACAACAATAATGAAATGATGGGTAGGCTTAAGAATTACCTTGACACCCATTTCAGTAATTCCAGCGACAAGGTATTATTAAACAATAGAAAGAAATGATATTTTACAGTGACAAAAACGTTTATGAGGCAGCTCTTGAAAGATTCAGATACATCTTTAGGGAGTTTTATGGTAAGCGTAAGATTGTCGTGACGATGTCGGGAGGAAAGGACTCTACCGTGGTTCTTAACCTTGCGCACGAGGTTATGAAGGAGATGGGAATTGAAAAGATTCCCGTCCTCTTCCTAGACCAAGAGGCAGAGACTCCAATGACTATCGAGTACATACGATACATCATGCACTTGCCGTGGGTTGAGCCATATTGGATTCAGTCATACTTCCAGGAATGGAATGCCTCAAAGGGAGAATGGTTCAATGTATGGGGGCCAGGAGAAAAGTGGATTCGTGAGAAGGAACCAGATTCATATGGTGATTTGGAGATTCCGCACAATCAGTATTTCTCCAAGACCCTTGATCAGGTACACAGAATGCTCTTCGGCAAAGACTATCTAACTTTAGGTGGTGTCCGTATCGAGGAGTCGCCGGCACGATTGTCGGGTCTTACTAGAGGCGAGTGCCTTCCAGGTATTACGTGGGGAGGTGGTGGCGGATATTATAAAGACGGCACACCGAGAAGTCTGGTACTCTACCCTATTTGGGATTGGAAGGTTTATGATGTATGGTATTACATCTTCAGCAACAAGCTTCCGTACTGTAAGCTCTATAACTATCAGTTCACGCAGAAGCCACTCAGAGCGTGCCGAGTAAGTTCCCTCATCCATGAGCAGGCTATCCACGACTTAGGCTTCATTAAGGAAGTGGATCCATGGTTCTACGACAAGCTGGTGCGAAGAGTGGCAAACGTCAATACATCTGTACACGTCTTTAACGAAGTGGCAACATACTGCTACAATTTGCCACCTTATTTCAAGGATTGGGATGAATACGTTGATTATCTCGCAGACAATCTTTGTGAAGACAAGAAGAATGCGGAGACTATCAAGAAAGGCTACCGTTCTGCCAAGAAGAGGAATGTAGCTAAAGCCGGTCATTGCCAGGAGTGCATTGATTACGTAATACATCAGATTGGTTATACCAGCGCTGTCTGCGTCATTGCGGAAGATTTCGGAATGAAGCGCATTCAGAGCGTAGAGCGTTCTTTGCGTCAGTATTTGAGCGACAATTATGTTAAAATAGAAAAAGCTAATAAGGAATATGAATCTTCAAGAGAACATCAAGAAGGAGTTTGATGCTGCCAAGGATAAGGTGCAGTTTTTGAACGACCTCAGAAAGTATATCAGTTCCTTATCTCCGGAGAAAGTCAACCCTGTAGATTGCGTGCTTTGGGTTGACAAGGATATGGTTGTAGCCAACAACTACAACCCTAACCATGTGGCAGATAAGGAAATGCGCCTTCTCTATACATCCGTGAGGGAAGACGGTTACACAATGCCTATCGTTACCATTTGGGACGAGAAGCTGCAGAAGTATGTAATCATCGACGGTTTCCACAGAAACCTCGTTATTCGCAAGTTTGCGGACATCAATGAGCGATGTGGCGGAAAGCTGCCTATCGTAGTTCTAGACAAGGACATCGACCAGCGTATGGCATCAACCGTAAGACATAATCGTGCCCGTGGAAGTCACTCTGTAGATGGAATGGTAAACATCGTCTTCAATATGCTCAGAGATGGTGTGTCTGAGCGTGAGATTTGCGAAAAGGTAGGTCTGGAGCAGAAAGAGCTTGTAAAACTTAAGTATGTTACCGGTTTCGCCAAGATTTTCAAGAGCTATAAGTATAATGCGGCTATCGAAAAGGTTGTCGACGAGAGACGCGTAGCAAGAGAGACAGCCAAGAAGAAGAAGGAGGATAAGAAATGAAAGTAAAGTCAGTTAAGCTCAGTGAAATCTTTCCTTACTATGACAACCCTCGTGACAACACGAATGCGGTTGAGCCTACGAAGGAGAGTATCAAGCGTTTTGGATTCGTTAAGCCTATCCTCGTTGATAAGGCAGGTGTAATCATTGCCGGTCACACAAGATACGTGGCCGCTTACCAGTTGGGTATGGAGTTCGTTCCTGTCGTTTACTCGGATATGGACGACGAAATGGCAAAGAAGTACCGCATCCTCGATAACAAGCTGGCAGAGAAATCTTCCTTTGATGAAGACCAGCTTTTGGAGGAATTGCGCAACATGGAGGTTCCTACCGATATGCAGGCATTCTTCTTTGAGGATATCAACCAGATGCTCAACTTCTCCCTCGACAGCATCAACCAGCAGGCAGAAGAGTATGGTGGCTTCCAGGATGACTATTCTCAGGTTGATGAGGAGAACTTCGAGGCTCCATCCAATGAAGAGGCTGGCGAAAGCGAGGAAGCTTCTTCAGATGAGGAGGAAGACCCTGCCAAGGATTTGTTCGTTCTCAAAGAGCGCGAGGACGGTTCACATTATATGAAGGTCGTTTGCCCATATTGCGGAAATATGGAAACAATAGAAATTGAGGATTAACAGGTATGGAAGAGATTAAGATTAATGACAAGGTAATTGAGTTACCTATTGACAGTATCGTGCCTCATGACGGTTCGCACAAGACCGACGAGACGGCAGTACAGGCAATCATGCAGTCTATCAAGGATTTCGGTATCACTCAGCCTATTTCCGTTGACAAGAACAACGTGATTGTAACCGGAAACGGTGTGTATAAGGCAGCTAAGGCATTGGGAATGGATAAGGTTCCATGCATCCGTGTCGACTATCTGACTGACGAGCAGATTAAGCAGTATAGAATCGCTGATGACAAGACGTCCGAGTTTGCCACTTGGAACGAGAAGAAGCTTCGCAAGGAGCTCTCCTATCTTGGTGATCCTAACAGCATTCAGTTTGCTTTCGATGAGAGCATTGCCGGTATGCTTGGACTCAACGCTAAGCCAAAGGAACAGAAGCCTGCGACCGCACCTTCAAAGGCAGAAACTAACCATACGGCTAAGAAGGTCGTAACGGAAGCCCAGAAGGACCAGAAGTTCAAGGAGGAAATGAAGGGCGTTGAGGAGAATATCCAGGTCAAGCCTTCAGAGTATTATGAGTATAATTGTTCCGCTTGCGGTAAACTAGTAAAAGTTAAGAAGCCATGACAGATGAATCATCACAGCCGAAAGTAAAGTCTTTCGTACATAGAATCCCCAATCCTGTTGGAAGACCATACAAGATTAAGTCTTCTCAGGAATTATGGGATAAGTTTGTAGCTTACTGTGATGATGTTGAAAATGACCCTTGGCAGCAAAAGACTGGTAGCAATTCCATTGCAGGCGGCAGCGGCAAATCCACAAATTCCATGAGACAAGAGGTAAGGGTTTTCAGAAGAGCCTATACTCTTGTCGGATTTTGTGCTTTCTGTGGCATCGTTCAGAAATGGGCGGATTTCAAGAGAGGTAATCTTAAGAGACCAGGCTTTGAGCAGGTGATAACACAGATTGAGAATGTCGTGATGGCCCAGCAGATTGATGGTGCCATGCTTCATCAGTTTGATTCCAGCATCGTTGCAAGGCTCAACGGATTGGCAGATAAGCATATTCAAGAAGTAACCGGCAAGGATGGCGAGGACTTCAAATTCCCTAAGCTGTCCTTGGATGATATTAAAGAATTACAGAAGATAAATGGACTTTGAGAAACAACGTTTTCTTCATAAGCAGTTAGTGGCATCGTCCCTGCTGCAATTCACTACTAAGATGTTCGCCTATACTGCTCGACGTGAGTATGTAATAGGCGAACATCACAGGATTATATGTGATGCGCTCATGGATGTGATAAGGGGAAAGACTAACAAGCTGATTATCAACATCAGCCCTCGTTACGGAAAGACACTCTTGTGTTCACAGATGTTTATCGCATATGGTCTTGCGCTGAACCCTGCTTCAAAGTTTCTTCATATATCTTATTCCGGAAGTCTCGTCCAGGACAATTCAATGGCAGTCAAGGACACGATAACTTCTACATATTTTCAAACACTATTCCCTAATGTCAAAATCAGAAAGAACGATAACACAAGATCAAAATGGAGCACAACGGCAGGTGGTGGTGAGTATGCTACATCTACCTTGGGTCAGATCACAGGTTTTGGTGCAGGTCAGCCAGACTGGACCGAAGAAGACATAAAGAACATGGATAAGTTTATGGCTACGTTCAACCCCGGTCACTTTTCGGGAGCCATAGTTATCGATGACCCTTTACGACCGGACGATGCTTTGTCCGATAACGTCAGAGAGTCTATCAACAGACGTTTCGAGACAACCATCCGTAACCGTGTAAACTCACGTCATACGCCAATTATCATCGTCATGCAGAGGTTGCACGAGCACGACTTGTGCGGTTACCTTCAAGAGATTGAGCCAAATGAGTGGAAAGTTGTCTCCCTCCCGGTAATACAGACAGACAAGGACGGAAAGGAGAGAGCCTTGTGGCCGTGGAAGCATACGCTGGAGGAGCTGTACAAAATCAAGCATGCCAGCGAGTTCGTATTTGAGACACAGTACATGCAGAACCCTACCCCTATGGAAGGTCTTATGTACCATGCCTTCAGAACATACGATGAGCTGCCGGACAGAAGGTATGCAAGAATGATTGGCAACTACACCGACTCGGCAGATACCGGTTTCGACTTTCTTTGCTCTATATGCTTCGATGCACACGATGACGGCTACTATGTTACCGATGTTCTATACACCAAGCGACCGATGGAATACACGGAACCAGCGCAAGCCAATATGGTTAAGCGCAATCAGACAGACGTGTGTTTCGTTGAAAGTAACAATGGTGGCCGCTCTTATGCCCGCAATGTCGAGCGCATAACAAGGGAACACGGAAACAGAATCACCCAGTTCGTAACGTTCACGCAATCGAAGAACAAACAGATTAGAATCTTCACTCGCTCCAGCGAGGTAAACAACAAACTAGTTTTCCCTTCTAATTGGGAACAGTTGTGGCCGGAGTTCGCCCACGATATGAAATCCTACAGAAAGGAAGGATATAACGCTCACGATGATGCGCCGGACGCTTGTACGGGCATCATAGAGAAGTGCGAGGAGTGGCTTAACAATGCTACTGATGCACAGCTCAGACGTGGCGGTTTCTTGTAATTTTCTTTTTACTATGTCAACTAGGCGTTTGCTCGCGAGAGTAGGCGCCTTAACTATTTGAATACCAGCCTATTATAATTTAGTATTTTTAACTAAAATAATCGTTGGTAAATTTGCATATATCAGAAAATTTTCGTACCTTTGCATATAGATAAAGGTAGTACTTTTGGATAAACAGGAGCTACCTTGCAAGTTGAACCAATTAAAATTATAAAGATTATGAAGAATTTAGTTTATGCTCGCTTTGAGGAAATGACAGTTAATGAAGTTTCAGAGCTTATGAGAATAGCATCAGGAAAGATGGCAATCAAAGTAACTTCAGTTGCTCCTACATTGTTCCGAGTTTCAGCATATGGTATCTTTGATGGAGACGCAGAGGACTGGGGCTTCGAAAGTGCAGATTGCGGAATGTTCCAGGGAGAAGAGGAGTTCGAGGCAACCAAGAAGTTGTACGAGACCACAATCGCTTAAATAGTAAAAACAGACGTTGAACCAATTAAAAATAAAGATTATGAAACAGTTACTTGAAAAAGAGAATGTAAAGTACGGAAGAGTTTATATTTCTAAATTTGCTCTCATCTATTCATTCAAGAAGAATGGTGAGAGATACGCAAAACCTACAGAGTATTTGGCTTTCGGAAACGAAAAGTCACAGGATGATGTTCTTGCTCGCTTGCAGAAGAACAATCCTACACAGAAGTTTGAAATCGCTTAATATAGGAGGAACTGTTATGAGTGGTCTTTTTGAAACAAAGCTTCTCAAATACAAGAAGCACATTATCCAGGTTTTTGAGGATATGTTCGGTCAGAGATACGTCTATATCGACGGCAAGACGCAGACTTATTCTGTTAACAATGCAAAGAGAATGATTAGCCTATGTTGTCAACAGTAATATTCACGGATGGCGCCCAGAAGAATGTGGAGCCATCCAACGGAACGGATTTCTCATTAGAGGAGTTGAGAGGATTTGTTGGTGGACACATCGAGTTGGTCCGACTCAGCAAGTCGCAGGTAATGGTAGTTAATGAGGAAGGCAAAGTTTACGACCTTCCTCAGAACGAGAACGCCACGATGCTTGTGAATATTGCAGGTATCAGAGACGTAATAGTAGGTAATGTATTAGTTTGTGACATCAATAAAATCAAGTAATATGGATAAGAATGATTTGATGAAGTACCTTGTAGAAGAGGCAGAGTGTAGTGAGAGTGAAGTGGCTGAAATGACTAACACGGAGTTGCTGGATCATTGTCTGCAGTACAACGGGATTTGCGGTTTCACAGAGGACATCAAGGATGTTATTGAAGCTATTTTTGATGTAGATTTGGAGGACTAGCCATGTACAAAGAGAATATAGGAACTGACAGATATGGGCGCACGATGTGCCTATATCACTCCTGCAACACGGTCTATTGCGACCACGTCAAGAACGATAAGGTTGTCAGGACAAGTCAGATTAAGGTAGATAACGACATCATCTTAATGTTCAGTGCTTCGCATACGAGCGGAGCCTACATTTACGATGAGATTCATAGAAGATACGGGAAATGGCTATGAAAAAGATTATCGCCATTGAAGTAGAAAGCTCTAGTGTAGAGTGCTACAGTAGCTTCTATACGGACCTGGAGTCTTTTGTCACGCACAGAGTGAATGGTACTCCATTGAGAATTAAAATAACCTCAGATATTAAGTAGCGTATGAAACCAATGTTAGCAACAAGATACTATCCGTCACAGACGAAGTTTCCTTGCTTCGTCCAACCTAAGTATGACGGAGTTCGCTGCATCCTTCATGAAGGAGAAGACGGAGAGATTCACCTCACATCGAGAGGCGGTAAGGAATACGATGTTCCTCAGATTAAGGCTTGGGGAGAGAAACACCGCGGTATGCTTCCTTTGGATGGGGAGATATACAACCACCAGGAATTGACCTTCCAGCAGATATGTTCTGCCGTCAAGTGCCGTTCTGCCATGACCGACAAGCTACGTATGGTTATCTACGATGCACAGATTCCGGGAAGCTTTTCTGCCAGATGGAAAGTTCTGCAGGAGGAGTTTGCTTCCATTGATCCAAACGGACCGGTGTACCTTACGCAGACTTTCGTTGCCCATTCAGAGAAGGACATCAAGCGATGGCACAAGATATTCGTTTCCACCGGTTACGAGGGTGCCATTATCAGAAACGCAGATGGAACCTATACCGAGGGCAGAAGCAATGACCTTATGAAGCTGAAATCGTTCGACACGACAGAGTTCAAGGTGGTCGATGTTTTGGAAGCGGAGGGCAATGATGCAGGTACCGCTATATTCAAACTGAAGTGTGGAGAGTACGAGTTCTGTGCCCGTCCGGTAGGTTCAAGGTCACTCAGAGCTCAATACTTAGCCGACAAGGAAGAATTGATAGGTATGGCGGCGACTGTTCAGCATCAAGGGTATTCTGACGCTGGAGTGCCAAGATTTCCGGTATTGTTGAACATTAGGGATTACGAATAATGGCAGCATTAAATATTAACGAGTATTACGGCTGCTTCTCTTGCGAGGCTGCTGACGAGCACGGAAATGGTTGCAGACACGGTCTGCTGTTCCCGGTACTGCTTGTAATGGGAAACAAGAGAAGCTGCCCAAACTATAAATTCAAGAAGAAATAACTATGGAAGTAAAGGTTAAGATTAAGAGAAATTATGAGCCAAAGTCAACTCTTGCGGTTCTTATTAACTATAAGAGAGGGCTGCAGAGATTGGTAAAATTCATATACCCGGATGATTGGGATATCGACATGCTCAATTTGCACATCAATTCACACAGCGAGTTCAATGTAAGAAATGTGCGCTTTTCAGAGGACATTAGCATGATGCGTATGAAAGACAATCTGGAGGAAATCAAGAAGCTGGGATATCGCGTCATTAGCTTGACACAGACGTATGGGTACATCTTAAGAAAGGACGGTAAGTTCCTGTCGTATAGCCTTGCTAGATACTCCTATGAGGGAGGCATCAATTTTACCTATAATTACAAGCCGTCGAGAAGCCAGGGAATGGGTTCCGTCCAGGGAGACCATGAGTTCGGATATCACGAATTCTCCAATGAAATGATTGATAAGATGATGGACCACCCGAAGCTTTACGGTAAGGTCGAGCACTACAAAGATTTCAATGAGTACCGCCAGCTGAATGCAGGGCGAGAAAAGGAACTCAAAAATATTAGCTGATTTTTTTGGTTCAACACAATAAAGTACCATATGATGCGTTATTAATCTGATAGACGGATTATTAACTAAAGCTTAGCTACCGGCATGACGGGCGCATCATATGGGAAATAGAAAATTTGTTCCACAGGTAGGAAACCATCTTGGAACTATCTCGAACATTTTAGCTGTTGTTTCATTTATAGCCATAATAGTTTCAATTATAACTTGGATAAACGCCTTGAATACTTCTGGCGGTTATGGATATGAAAGTTCAAGTATTAGTGGTATACAAGCATTTAGCTACGTTATTGACTCATTGCTTTGCTTGGTAGGTTCTTTTGTTCTCAGAGGATTCTCGTTTATCGTGAAAGCAGCTGTACGCTATCTTGATGAGAAAGGTGAGTTTGATGAAAAGTAGAATGTAATTGTTATGTCATCAAAGCTTATAGTAGATCAAAAGAACGTAAAGTATCTTTTTCAAGATAAAAAAGCGACGTTCTTGATTCCTGATTATCAGCGTCCGTATGCTTGGGGAGAAGACGAATGTAAGGTATTATGGGAAGACCTATTTTCCTTTTCATTCCCAAATAACAACTGCGACAGCTTCGATTCTTCAGAGAGTTACTTTCTCGGTCCTATAGTAACATTCCGCAATGACGAAGGGAAACTTGAAATCATTGATGGTCAGCAGCGTCTTACGACCTTGCTTCTCTTACTGCGAGCTTTCTACAATCGCCTGGAGCACATGAAAGACAATCGTTCAATCAAGATGCGAGAGGACATAGAAAAGTGCATTTGGAGAGCAAATGAGTTCGGAGAGTATGATCCAAACGACTTGAAGATAAATTCGGAGGTTGCAACTGATAACGACAAGGAAGAGTTTATGGATATACTCCGGAAAGGAACATCAGAAGGAAAAAGTCGGTATGCGACCAACTTCAGATACTTTCAAGACAAGATAGGAAAATTCATTGAAGAATACCCTTCTTTCTTTGCATTATATCCAGCTCGCATTCTCAATAACTGTGTGCTACTTCCAATAGAGGCAGAATCGCAAGATACTGCTCTTAGGATATTCTCGACGCTTAATGATAGAGGTAAGCCATTGTCTGACTCAGACATCTTCAAGGCACAGCTCTATAAGTTCTACTCATCCATCGGAAAGAAGGAAGAGTTTATCACTACATGGAAAGAGCTTGACGAACTCGTTACCAAAATATTCCACCCATATCGTGGAACACCTTTGGATGAGTTGTTTACACGCTATATGTACTACGAGAGAGCTTTGCTGACTAATCGTAGTTCTATGACAGAAGGACTTCGTAAGTTCTATGAGAAAGATGGATATGTCCTACTTCGACGAGAGCAGACTTTAGAGAATCTTGTCTTGCTAGCCGACTTCTGGAAAGATGTATATTCTCAGAATGAAGACCGTTTTTCCGTTGATGTACTAAAGCGCTTGTTTATATTGAATTATGCGCCTAACAGTTTATGGACATATATCGTATCAGTATATTTCATGCACTATAAGAATGCTGAGAATATGCTAGACAACGAGAAGTTCTATTTGTTTTTGAATCGTTTGATAGGCTTTATCTGGGCATACGCTATCAGCAACCCAGGAATAACAGCCTTGCGAGCACCGGTATTCAATGAGATGGTGAATATCATAGAGAACAAAGAGATTGCTTTCGAGAACTATCTATTCCAAGAGGAATTGTTCCGTTCGCAATTCACCAACTTCAGTTTTTCAAACACTCGTGCGATTACGAAGTCGATGATTGTGTGGTGGGCATTCTCTTTCGATAGCCAGGAATTGCTTCCTCTTGACGCAACATATGATATTGAACACATCTTCCCAAGGAACAGACAAGTCAAAGAAGGTGGATTGTCGAGTGACGAGGTTCTTGAAATGTTGGGAAACAAATCGGTATTGGAGCGAAGAGTTAATATTCGGGCATCCGATTACAGATTTGCTGACAAGATTAAGTATTATAATGGTGAGTTCAAATCCACAGGCGAGAGGATTGGAACTAAGATACACGAATTACGAATGCTGTCACAGACGTTGACAGATTTTACAGAAACGGATATTAGAGAGCGAACGTCAAGAATGCTTGATAAGTTTATCGCTTACCTCAAATCTAACTCTCTGATTTCCAACAAATTAAATTCGTAATTTAGGTTAAAAGATTTGGTAATCTGACAAAACTTTCGTACCTTTGCATATAGGATAAAGGTAGTAATTTTGTCTAAGAGCCTACTAAATAGGGCAACTGTGAGTTACTACCTGCCGAGGGAATCAAGACCGGGACGCTGGTCTCCCAAGGGTCTAGTTCGGGGCGTAACAAGCGGCTGCCCTTCTTTACAATAATGAGCTTGATAGGTTGCATAAAAACTAGATTATGGCAACAAACGCAGACATGAGCTTGAAAGAGTTCGCAAAGGAAATGCTGGTCGAAGTCAAAAAGGACCAGGAGTGGTTAACAAGACAGAAGGAAATCATGGGTGATCTCCAGGAGAGAATCGATGAATGCTTCAAGAGAGTGCAGAAGTGCGACATGACAAAGGGTGTCTATTCCACTACGCAGATGGCGAAGGAGTTGGGCATGAGCAGCGCACAGAAGTTGTACGAAGAGCTGAAGGAGGTTGGCCTTGCGTTCAACCAGGGTTATGAGTGGATGCTGACAAGTCCCTACTCCACCTATCAGTTAACTGAGGTGACTACACACCTTATCAAGGGCAAGTACACAAGAAGACCTCTTTGGACGGAGCGAGGCAGACGCTGGCTTCTCGCATTGAAGGAGAAGAACATCATCTGCAACCTGCCGAAGCCGAGAGTGCCGAAGGCTGTTGAGAAGTGTATTGCTTCTCAGTCTGGTGAGAAGAAGGAAGAGGTCAAGGTCGAGCCGCCAACACCGCTGATGAAGAAAGCCGAGACGCTTAAGGATGAAATCAACTGCCTTTTGAGTCTCATCACAGAGGTCGGAAAGGGAGAGACGATTCTCCTTATGGGAGACATTATGACAATCTCCACCACCATTAGTGAGCACGTGAGCACATTGGCTTTCGAGGCTTACAAGACATTAAATGCACCAGCGAGGGCTTGAACCAATTAAAATTCGGAAAAAGATTTGGATTTTCCAAAATAAAATATTACCTTTGCAGCGGTAAAGGAGAAAGATAAATAGGGATTGGATAGACCTCTCACACGTCGGTCTTCGGATGCAGACTTCGGGAGGGTTTCCAATCCCTTGTTTTTTAGTTTAGTAATCTCATAGTATAAAGGATATTTTCACTTGTAAGTTTAACCTTACATTCTATTCGTTTTCCTTGATAAGTAGCATGGAATACTTTGAACTGAAAATCATGATGGTTACCTTCCTCAATCCTGTCAAATGTTGCTGTAGGAAACCATTCGTTTACATCGGCTGCAATTTGTATTGTTTCGCTAAGTCTTCTATTTCTAATATTCTTTGCCATCGTTTCAGAAAAGAAATTTCGTCCTACCACAAATTCCTCATTATCATTATTGAGATAAAGTCTTCTAGCCGTTTGACCGTCTGGTAGCTCTACCTCTCTAAATTTTGTTTGCATTGTCTCATTAATGAATTCTCGAAGTCTTGCCCTCACCTCTGGTGAGTTCTGTGCAGCTATTCGAACTTGCCTTTGTGACCTTTCAGAGCGAGCATATTGGGTGATATAGGATGATTGCTTCACCTTATCTTTATTATCATTTACCCAATTTGTGAAGTTCTTAGGCATAGCATTGCTTGGCTGTTTACCGCTCCAATACTCCTTTTCACTCATTATTACCGGGATGGCATAGCACATACAATTCACGTGCCAACCAACCCAAGGAAAATAACTTGGATAGACACCTGCAAGCAAATCACACATATCGTGCTTATGACTTGGGTTGTTGGTAGTCTTTATTTCCTTGCCTTTAATGTAGTCCATCCTAGCCCATCTTTCCTGCTCGGCAGAACGGTAGGCCATGTTTATCTCGTTACGTGCCAGGCGCACGCTTCTGTACTCGCAGTTCTGAATAGTGATAGCCTTACCGAACTTCTTCTTGTAGTCTTTTGCTAGAGACGGATAATCATTGAGATACTTGCTGACCTTCTTGCTGAGTTTAACAGCACTCATACCCTTCTCTATGCCGACAGACAGAGATTTCTCCAGAGCCTCCTTTATATCAGCTCTCTGGTTCCATATTCTTTCTGAAAGACCTAGACCTTTAATCTTTCTCTCTATGAAAGCCTTCTTTGCCGCGTTGTTGTGCTCAAAGTAAGCTTTCTGCTTTGCGTCCGCTATCTTCCTAGTAAAGGTGCCGATTACCCTTTTGGCAAGTAGGTCCTGCAGGGTGTTACTATTCTTCCATTCGTCCGATATGCCATTATAGACCAATGCCTGCATATTGTTTGAATAGTAATCCAGCAAGGCGTTCACCTTCTTTTCTGTTCTAGGGTAATCATCAAAAGAGAACTCGCCATCCCCATCGAAGTCGGTGGAGGTGGCGATTTTAGCGGACTCCTTGGCAAGAGTCTCATAGATGGAAATGATTTTCCTGGTATAAGCGTTCAGTCTCTTGCCAAGGTCTTTATATGCCTTTTTCTGATTAGGCAGTTTTGGCTTTTTCATACAATTTCATTTTAAAGTGTTGGCAGCAATCCCAGTTGAGAAGAACGCTCCATTTCCTATATGGGCATTTGGCTAGGATAGGCTGACCTTTAAGGCTCATACTATGGAAGTCAGTAGCATGAGCACATTCACGGCAGAAGTGCCGTTTCTCTTCTTCCTTCTTCTTTCTCATGGCTATTCCTCCGAGAATAAGTTAGGCATAGAAGCTGCTGTTCTTGTGGCCTCTACTTCCTCTTCTCCTTGAATCTCGTTGAAAGTCTTGTCAGGATCATCGGAAAGACCGGCACGCTGGATAGATTCCTTCTGGCTGACGAGAGGTTTATTGCCGTTAGCCTTAAGCCATTTGTCAATCTGAGTATTCTCATCCTCCTGGATGAATGGAGTGATGATGTGCTCTACAGTAATCTCATCCATTCTAGCTGCCCACTTCGTGTTCATCTTGGAAAGGAACGCCTTTATGACGTTGGTTTCTCTCTCGAAGCCTTCAATCCAGGCACCAGTCTCCTCTCCTATCTTAAGATGGGCATCCATGAGGAGTGTCTTTCTTGAATCATAGCCGATATTGCCAAGGCTCTTCATATTCTCGAAACTGATGTCCGGCATCTGAGACTGCATGAAGAAAAGCTTGACGAGAGTGTCAACGTGATACTTAAGAGCCTCGATAGCCTGCTGCCAAGACACGTAGCTAACATCGCCGTCTTCGCTGACTCTATACACCCTCTTGCTCTCTCCCTTTCGCTCCATTCCAACGATGGCACCGGCAATCTTCAAGACAGGAGCGGAATTGTATGCCACAACATCGCTGTTTCGGGAAATGGTGTACTCGATATTCTCACGGATAGGTTTCAATCCTTCCCAGCATGGCTTGTGCCGGTACCAGAACACGGCTGGAATCTTGTCGATAGAAATCTCATTATCATCAACCAAATTCCATCCGGACTCTTCGTCGTCTGAAGACAGGTCCCACTTGTAATGATGGTCTGCCGTATAGGTCTCGAAGAAGGTGTGCTCTGTGTCAGTAACCTTACGCTTATACTCGAATGACAGAGCAAGCAAGTCGTCATACTCATCAAAGTAAGGATAGATGTCAACTCCGTCCATTGGAGAGAATGTCTTACATTTCAGTTTGTACTGACTGTCGAAGCCGTAGAGCTTGTTAGTCTTCTTCTGCGTGTACCAAAGCGTGAACATCTGACAAGAGGCGTAATAGCACTTTGCTCTGTGCATGTTCACGGCATCAATGTGTGCACAGGTGTAGATTTTCTCGATGGCACGAACAATCGTCTTCAGTTCCTCGTCAGACTGATCATACGTATATACACGCTTGACCGGTATAGCCATTGTGAACTCAGAGATTCTTCTAGTAAGAAGCTTCTCCAATCCGATAGGCAATCTAGCTGCCTTTTCTACAATTCCGTCATCAAGCGTTCTGTCCTGTCTGCCTACGTGGTCGTTTACGATTTCATGGAGCATAGGCTCATACTCAGATAACAGGGTACTCCAAAGTGGAATATCCAACACGCGTTGTTTCAGCTCTCCTATGATGCTGCCAACGTCATTTCTTTTAAAAAGTTCATTAAAATCTATCATAATCTTCGAAGTTTTGATTTGGCAAAATTACGGATATATTCGCATATATTTAATGGTTTTAGTATTTTTAACTAAAATAATCATTGGTAAATTTGCATATATCAGAAAATTTTCGTACCTTTGCATATAGATAAAGGTAGTACTTTTGACTATTCAGAGCCTACCTTATAAGTTGAACCAATTAAAATTATAAAGATTATGAATAATTCAGTCGAGACAAAGAAGGAAGAGGTTAGAAAGAACATTAAGAATGCGTTCGAGTCAGCCACAAAGAAAATCAGAGACATTATTTCTGTTTGTCCTGATTGGGATGTAGAGGGTATTGACGTAGGCTACAAGTCACTTATCGCTCATTTGAATTTGAAAGGAGTAGGAAGAGACATGATGGTGATTCGCTACCAAGCAAAGGTAGGTAACTTCCAGGAAGAGTCATTTAACACCAATGTAGCAAGCTTCGGCAGCTTTGATCTTCTGGAAACAAACGAAAACCTTAAGTACTACACTGCGGTTGGCGATATCCTCAATCATAAAGACATGCTTTCGCTTTTGAAAGAGACAATGGTTTTCTTTGCAAATAAAATTGCAGAGCTACGTAAGGAGTACGATAAGTTAGATAAGGAGGATTAGTTATGACAAAGCAAGAAGAAATCGACATTCTACAGTCCTTGAAGGGCGATACCTATTTCGCTCAGTTCTTCGGTAGCAAGGACATTGACCAGATGTGTCAGAACATCAATAACGACTTCGCCATTGAGGGCGGATGCGGATTTAGTCAGAAAGCAGAAGCTTTAGAGCGAATCAACGCAGACCTCAAAAAGGAATTCCAGCAGAAAATCCATGATTTGGGAATGGAGCTTATCAAGGTTCTAGACAAGGGATTTGATAAGGATGCCATCTACCAGTTGGTTGAAGGCGAGGTCGGAATTGATGCTATCATCAAGTTCAAGCGTAAGAACAATCTGGATATTACAGATAAGGAGTTAGATTATTTGGTATCAAAACTTCCATGATTATGAAGCATATATGTAGTAATTGTATAGCTTCCGAGATATGCTATAGTGAAGGCAAGAAGCCTAATGACACTTGCCTTCATTGGGAATGGAGATATGCAGGTTTATGGTTTGACAATTAAAAGTAAGACAATGGGAAAAGAGAAAGTTACAGTAAACGATTTGAAGGTTACACTCTCAGAGCTTGGTGTAACATCTGGCTTGACGCAGGAAAAGATTATTCAACGCCTGCAGGTCAATGGCTGTTTGATTGCAATGGTAACAGATGTATTGGATCAGCTCATCAAGGATGAACAGGGCATGTTTAGGCTGTTAAGCGTTCAGTACAAACAAGAGCAGAAGATGCACTACACTCAGATGCAGGATGTAGCCAAAAAGTACTACTTCCATTTGAAACCCTTTAATAAGAGTTTCTTCGGTGATGAGAATATTTGCGCCAACCTGGAGGATAACGCAAATGACATCTATGAAATCATCAAACTTCTTGCGGACCACACTAACGACCACAAGGATATGGAAGTGATTAAGAGAAACCTTAGAAAGAGAAAGTTGAACCATCATATTTTCGATTAAAATTATGGCAAAAGAAACAATATTATCGCTAACTCACTTTGAGCAAGCCTACTTGCTCGACGCTCTCATTGAATATGTTGAAACCCACGAAGGTTTTTACAAGATTCAAGGAAAGACCTTTCATCAGATTCCAGAGCAATACAAAAAACGATTGATGGAGTTGAAGAAGATCGTTAACAGATTGGCACCTTATACTTTTAGGTATTTAGATACCTTTAATAAATAACATCACTTTTAAATTTTCAGATTATGTCAGTATATAAAGCAAACGTAGATTTATCAGACTTATTTCACGATATGTCTTACAATTATCAGAAAAGCTTCCTTGTTGAAGAGTTCTGTTCTTTACCTATAGAAGAACAGGTAAAAGTTGTTGGCGAAATGCTGAAGAACCTTAATGGCGATCAGACAGCCAAAGTTATAGAAGACGCTTTTGATAACTTGCATGAGCAAGCACAGGAGCATGTAATCAACTATGTAAACGGATAATGATATGATGTTTGGAGAAATGATTACTCGCAGATGTCTGCTTACCTTAGATGGGGGGGCAAAGATTCAAGCCGTCCTCACTATGCCGAAGCCGACAAAGCCCATCTTCCCAAAGGAAATGGAACGTCAGTTTATTAAGAGTTTTAATGAATCGCAGCCAAATGCGGTTCACAAGGTTATTAAGTGTCATATAATGAGAAATTAAAGCGTATGGAAGCAAAGATTAATGTAGCGAAAATATTAAAGTATAAGCCGCAAGGAACTAAGCTGTATTCCCGAATATGTGGAGCTGTAGAGCTTAAAAAAGTTATTAATGTTCGTAAAAAGAAATCTATTGTGGTAAAAGAACTTAATTCAAATAACCAACATAGATTTTGGCATGATGGCAATTTCTTTAGAGCAGGGCAATGTGTATTGCAACCTTCTGAGAATATGGCAAACTGGTCTAAATTCTCATGGAAAAAGGGCGATGTACTTCAAAATAACGACCATAATACACAAGTCATTTTTGATAGATTTACAAGTGATACTTATGAAATGATAAGATGTAAGTATTGGCTGAAAGTTGATAATGGTATTGAAAGGTTTATCATAGAAACGAATGTACTTACAAAAGATTACTTTAAGGTTAGTGAAGAATTGAGCCAGTGTTACATCAATGAAATAGAGAATAGATGTGGCGGTAAGTTAAACCTTGAAACTTTGGAAATTGAAAAGAAGACTAAGTTCGAGGATGGTGATATAGCTTTTGCCGACTATGGTAATAGACAATATGTATTTATAGTATCAGGCGAAACTGGTTTATCAGAAGGTTATAACTCATCTATTTATTTAGATTTAAGTAGTCCAACTTCGAGTGTGGCATTCGGAACTAGTTTCTTTAAGAAAGACCTTTGTGAACTTCGCCTTGCCACAGAAGAAGAGAAAAAACAGCTCTTCTCAGCTCTCGAAAAGAAAGGTGAGGCTTGGGATAGTGAGCATAAAATGATTGTGGATATTAAAAAAGAACACCAATTCAAACCTTTTGAGAAAGTATTAGTTAGAGACTATTATGATGATGTGTGGAGAGCAAGCTTCTTTAGTCATATTAAAGAAAGTGATGGAAGATATGTAACTACATGTGTTACTTGGAAATTCTGTATTCCTTACATCGGCAATGAATCATTGTTAGGTACAACTAAAGATGTGGAGGGCTAGGTATGAAGAAAATCAAAAGTCAGACTGTTCGGGACTATGTCATGAACGATATGGTATGGAAAGTTGATATGCCAAGGCTATTGAAAGAGATAGCTGAGTGTTCTAAAAGCACTCCTTATCCTGTGACTTTTACGATTTTGGCACGTGTGCTTGGAATACTCACAGAAAGGGCTATTGAGATTAATGATCCTGCACTAAACATCATTATGATGAACCTTGGACTTTACGAAGGAGTGCATGATAAGAACGCAGGTGAGGTTATATCTAAACAACGCAAGTTGATTACTGATAAACAAAAATAGGAGAATTAGTTATGACAATCATTATTAAAGGTGACAATGAATATGATTATGAGAGCATTCCACATTTGCAACTCGCTGGTAATCCTCCTAGTGGCAAGGAAAGCCGTAGAACTAGGAGAATGTTAGAACTTAGAAAAAGAAAGGGTAGATTATGAATGGACTACTATCAATAATTGGTATGAAAACTGAAATGGAATATCAGATGAGTGATTTCCCTTTTGGTCTTCCTAGTTTTAGATTCAATGTGCCGAAAGGCAGTATTCCTTCTGACAAACAGAAGTGTCAGCCAAAGGCACAGCATGAGTTTACAATCAAGGGTGTTAAGATTATGGCTGCTTCTAAGAAGGATGCTATAAAGAAGTATAATCATCGTAAAAAGTAAAGCGTATGAAAGTATATGAATACAGAATCGTAAAGATTGAGAAAGGTCTTTTTCTCATCGAGTATAAGACCGCTCCTTATGGAGTTTGGCATGAAGTGAAAGATAAGAAGTTCAAGACTAAGCCAAAGGCTGAAGCTTGGGCTAGAAAGAACTTTATTTAATAAAGTAAAGCGTATGGATAAATTAGAATATATTCCAGGAGATATAGTAAAAATTGAATATGGAATAGCTACTGGAAAAATAGGTTTCGTAACAAATACTTTTTTAAGAAGAAAAGGTTACTATAGTCTTGTTGTATTTATTGGTAAAGGGTTTCAAGGTTCTTCTAAAGACGATTGGATTCAAACTTATAATGATGAGGTATCTCCGATTCCTCTCAATACTGAGATTCTAGAGAAGAATGGATGGGAGAAAAAAGTGATGAGCAGAGGAGTAAAGAATAGTCATTTGGTATATACAAAACCCGATATTGAAGAATATGGGTATTTCCCTATCTACATAGAAAAAGGTATCGGTGATGAGTTTGATGTATATCCGTTTACTGACAATAATGTATGTAAACCAATTGCATACATTAAGTATGTTCATCAACTTCAGCACTTACTATTTACTCTAGGAGTTAACTCAGAAATGGAGGTGTAGGTATGAGTGTAGCAACACAAGTAAATTACCATTGCCCTTTCTACGGAAGAAAATGTTACCAATGCGGTTATTGGAATCGTAGAGGAAATGAATGTGAGATAATAACTCATCAAGACAGAAAGATTTGATGTTTAACCGCCTTCGGGCACTAAAATATAAGTAATATGACAGAAATAGAATTATATAACGAATTACAGAATGTAGAAGGTTGTTTGAAGAAATTGGATTCGCAAATATCAGAGCTTCGCAAAAAGCATAATGGTATAATGGGTGATTTTCTAAGTTTGTTACCTTTCCAGGAAGGTGACAAGGTGAAAGATAAAGATGGCAATATCTTTATCATAGAACGTCTAAAAAGTGCCATGTGTCTTTGCAAGAATGAAGTCAAGGTTCATTTTTTTATCCGAAAAATAAAGAAAAACGGAGAACCTTATCAATACGCAAGCCAAGCTTGGGGAATTGATTATTTTTCCCTTGAGAAAGTAGTAGAGTAATAACCATCCTGTAATGGAAATAAATAGATAGTAATATGAATACAGAAAAATTAGAAAGAGCAAATATCTTAGCAAAGAGTTTAATTCCTAAAGTAGATGTACTCTTAAGTATGTCTCCAAAAGTAAGCAGTGGTGAACTTGCAGATGCTATTCGGAAATTATCACTGCTTGATATGGAATTTGATACTAAATTCAAGCAGCTTCTGAATGAAACAAAACAGAGATTTCAGAAAGAGTTTGATGAGCTTTAGTAACTAACCACCCTCTCCCTTTTACAGGAGAGGGTAAAAAGAAGAGAATATGGCAGAGATTATTTACTTTGGAACAAATGGGTGTTCTGGTCATTATCCTATGGGCATTGACAAAACGCTGACAGGGGCAGAGTATGAGATATGGCGCGAATGCGATAATGAAACTTGGATAAATAATATCCGAAAGAATCCTGGTCGCCATCTCATCAAGCATCACGGAGAGGTTTATACAAATTATGGTGTTCCGTTCTCTGTAGATGATGAAAGAGGAGGCTCACATACCGAACTATTTTGGAAAGGCATTCATACGAAAGAAGAAATCGTCAACTTGATAAAGAATAATCAGTTTTTGGCAAGGCAATTCAAAATGGATGAGGCTATTAAAGATGTGGCAACAGTTTGTGGTGTCAGATACAGAGATATTAAATCTGCGATAAACATGATACAAGCATTCGCAGGTGGTAAAAAGAAGAGAATATGAAAGCAGCAGAAGCAAAAAGAAAGTTGTGTGAGATTAGAAGCAATCTTACAGACGATGAACAGAAGCAAGCGATTTGGATAGCAATTAGAGCTATTGACACTTGCACTGAAAATGGGTTTATTGTAGAAGATTAATATAAATGTAAGTAATATGATAACGGAGAAGATATTAAAAGAGCTTGGATTTGAAAAGCATCCAGCCCTTAATATTCCAGAATATTGGGATTTATGGTTATCTACAAATACATATAATGAGAAAGAGCATAAATTTAATAGGGTTCTTTATATTAAAGTAGATTTTTATGATACTGATAATTCTTGGTATGCTAGTAGAGATAACTATATTAAAGATGGTAGTTGTAATGTTAGATTAGGATTAGGACCAGGTGGTCCTCATGATTGTTCTGAAGAATTTCCTCTTCTTAGGAGATTAAAAGATGCAAAGAAATTAAAAGCATTAATAGAAATTTTAAAAGGAGAATAAGCAATGAACAAAGAAAAAATAAAATCAGCTATTGAAAAGACTATTCGTTATATGAATGGTAACTATTATTCAAAATTTGAAGAAAAAATGATTGTTGGTTACTTGGAAGGAGCACTTAAAGAGTTGGAGGACTGAGTATGATACAAAAACAGACATGGAAGGACGAAATCAGAATTTTAATAACTGATGAAGAAAATCTTGGCTCAGTTCAAATAGGCATTCCGTTTTATGTTAGTAATATTTTCGGCAAAGCTGATGCTCTAATATATGCACTATTTGTAGATAATAATCATAGAAGAAATGGTGTTGCACAACGCCTATTACAACTAGCAGAACAGCAAGCTAAGTTGAATGGAGTGAAGACAATCGGATTGGAATATTTTAAAGATGAATCTGATAGATTTGTTCTAGATTGGTATCTCCGTAGTGGTTATAAACCATTTGATAAGAAAAGTAATTTATTAATAAAAAAGTTGGAGGATTGATCATGAACAGAAATCAAGCTAAAGAATTTTATCCTATCCTACAAGCCTACGCAGAAGGAAGGGTAATTGAGTGTAGAACCAAACCAAGTGCATTAAGCAAAAGCTGGCAAGATATGAATGAATGGACGGAAATGAAAGAGCTTGAGTATTGGAACAATATCGAGTATCGAATCAAACAACAAAGCGAAGCAAAGTTCCGACCATTCAACACCGAAGAAGAATGCTGGCAAGAAATAAGAAAACATGAGCCGTTCATTAAATACAAGGTCATAGAAAGCAGTAAGGACGTTTACCTCATTATTCAAAGAATAAAGACAGACGGAATCGAAACAGATGTTGAGCGTCTTGATTTTGAAACGGCTTTTGAATGGTTCACCTTTGCCGACGGAACTCCGTTTGGTGTAAAAGTTGAATAGCTTATGTATAGACCGATCACAATGTATCAGATTGTCTGTGATAGATGCGGAGAAGTGTTTGGTGGCACAGATACTTGCTCTGCACTATTCAGCAACAAAGAAGTCGATATTGGTGACTACTCTGATTGGGAAATGATAGATGGTAAACACTATTGTCCAGATTGTTATGAAGTAGAGGTCATTGATGGAGTGTATAACGTTAAAGCAAAATAGTTATGGCAACATATAGAATAGTAGATATGTATCGTAAAAGCAAGGCTGTTAAAGGCATACATTACGATTCTCAGGATAATCCAATCCTTGCTTATCGTGTAGATAAGAGACATTCATTGTTATTTGGACTTATCCATTATTGGGACTATGGCGCATATAACCTTTGCCCAGACTATTTGTTTTCTTCGATTGATAAAGCAGAAGAAGCTATATTGAAGGTTGATAAAAGTAGAAGAGTAACAATTATTTTATATAAGTAGCTTATGAAAATTAAAGATATTAAATTCAAGGCTAAACGTCTTGACGGAAAAGGATGGGTTTGCGGATATTTCTACGAAGAGAATGATAATACATACATCATTGAGAATCGTCAGAAAGAAAGCAAGTTAAACAGAAATCTCACTTATCAGGTAGACCCTTCTACAGTCTGTATGTTTACAGGACTGAGAGATAAGGATGGCAAAGAAATTTGGGAAGGTGATATAGTGCATGACAGTTATGACCTTTTGTGTATAGACAATCTCTATGAGGTAGTTTATATTGAAGAAGAAGGAACGTTTGCCTTCAAGAGTTTAGATAAAGTTGACAATTACGAGCCGTTTGTTAATTTATTTGAAGTTTATGTTGTCGGCAACAAATTCGATAAGGAGTAGCGCATGAAGAATAAGATTTTAGACTTAGCTAAGTCAGCCGGTTGGCTCGTTTTGATTTTCATAATAGGGATAATTGGTTTTAGGATTTCTTTCAGCTTAGGAACTCCACACGAAAAAGAAGAGTTTAATATAAAAATATTCACCAAGAAAGGGCATGACTACCTGTTTGTGGTCAGGGAACATGGAGCTTGCGTTATTATTCACGCTAGTAGTTGTCCTTGTAATAAAAAGAAGTAACATATGAAAGTTAGGTTGGCAAAGAAGATAATGAAAGCAGACACTTATGCTGATTATCCAAGTAAGCATCCTTCACCTTACTGGAAAGCGAAGTTTAAGGAAGCTTATAACGAGTATGGTTGTGTTACGTTCTGTGAAGATTCGAGCAAGTGTAAATACCGCAACAAGTTCGACCATCGTATTGTAAAGGCAGAAAAGATTTCTGCAAGATATTCTCGCAAGCTGATGAATTACCTTAATAGGCTGGCTGGTAAAAATCCTTTCGATATTAGAGATATATTAGGTAGTTCAAATAAACTAAAAAAATATGATCATGAAACAAGAAATGCAAAAATCAATCTTAAAGATTCAAACAGCAGTCGAAACTCTGACAAGACAGAAAGTTATCGACAAAAATGTGTATGATTTTGTTCATGGAGAAATCAAATCTCTTTCGGAAAGTGTGGAGAATATAGAGGAAGTAAATAACCTAGATGAAACACTCCTTACCTTCACAGATAAGGAGGAGTATGTAAACCAGCATATCAACCTTGCTGATACATCTGTACTTTGCAAAGAGTTGAATAGAAGAAAAGACATTGGTGACGATTTCTTTGTAGTAGCAACAGAGGGAAAATAAGTTAGCTTATGGAAAGATTAATTAAAGTAATGGATAAGTATTTATCCGAAGCTAAGAAGAAGATTCTGACTCTCACCGTCAGCAAGCAATGGTTCGATAAAATCGTATCAGGTGAGAAGACTGAGGAATATCGGGAAATAAAACCATATTGGGCTTCCCGGCTGGTGAACCAGCAAGCCAAAAGCGGTGAGGTGCTTTTCGATGAGTTTGGCGGTTATTGTCGCGTGATAGGCAAGCTGGAATATAAACCTTATACTCACGTCCTCTTCATCAACGGCTACCGCAAGGATAGCCCACGAATTGAGAAGGAGATTGAGAGTATCACCATCGGCAAGCCGAAGAAAGGTCTTTGCCCAGGCAAGTGGTTGGACCATGAGTTTTTCATTATTAAGTTCAAGTGATATGATTGCAATTAAAGTATCTTCCGAGAACATCCAAGAATTATGGAAATGCCCGGACGTTTCAGAGTTAGTAAAGACTGTCAGCGGAGACTGCACTAAACAGACATTGATAGTTAGGTTGAGAAATCGAGAGTTCTATGTTCCTGATGGATTCTATCTCGTGAAAGACGAGAATGATCAATGGAGCACACTCAGCCCATCACTGTACGAACTTATAAAAGACAAGGTTCATGGCGAGAAGTGAGGAAGATATCCGGGAATACCATAGAAGGTACTACCAGGAGCATAAGGAACATTTATTGGCAAGAATGGAAGTCTATCGTAAAGAGAACGCTGAAAGGATTGCTGCAAACAGAAGATATAACAGAAAGAGAAAGAAAGCCTTGGGCGGCTTAATGAACCCAGATATAAAATAATGAGTAGAGGAAAACATTTTAGTGCAGAAGAGATTGAGTTCATCAAGGTAAACGCTTTGGTGATGACGACAACGGAGATTGCAAAACAACTCAATCGTAATTATTGGGCCATCCATCGCAAGATGAAGGAAATGGGTATCAGCAAGAGCCACGTGTTTACTGCTGACGAGGATTTCATCATTCGCAGGATGTATGGCAAGTACCCGGTAAAAGCCATTGCTACCAAGATTGGCGTGGACGAGAACGCTATTTACAACCGTTGCAAGAAGCTTAAGCTAACGAAAGGAGGTGCGCAATGATTGTCATAGTTACTGCTATGGATAAGGAATACGACCTTATCAGCGAATGGATTGCAAAGAATTGGCTTGACTACAAAAATGTTCAAAACATAGCTTTAATCAAGTCTGGTATTGGCAAGGTTAATGCGGCATCTTGCTTGACAGAATTTCTTTCGTCGAATACGTCCAGCAAAGTTACAAGAGTTATCTCGGTAGGATGTGCCGGTGCTGCCGTTGCGGGATTGAAACCTGGTAATGTCGTGATTGGCAATTCGTACTGCTACCACGATGTATATTGCGGCGAGCCGAATGCCAATGGACAAGTTCAAGGTATGCCGGCAGTCTTTCCTTCTGATTTCTCGTGGATTGATATGGATGAAAGATTCCGATTAGGAACCATAGCTACGGGAGATAAGTTTGTCACTACGAGAGAGCAGGTATTGGCGATTAAGGATTTCCTTCCTAATTCGTATAACGTATGTGCTATTGACATGGAGTCTGCTGCCCTCGCGCAGGTATGCTACAAGAAGGGTATTGGTTTTACGTCCATCCGAGTTATTAGCGATAATCCCCTGGAGCCGAACCAGACCGAGCAGTATGCAGGTTTTTGGGATAGTCTTGCCGAAAAGGCATTTAGTGTTGTTTGTAAATTATTAGAGAATGATACCAAGTTTTAAAGTTGATCATACGAAACTGAAGCCAGGTCTTTATGTTTCGAGAGTAGATAAATGGGGCATGGAGACTGCTACCACATTCGATATTCGCATGTGCAAGCCAAACAAAGATATGATGTCACCTGCTGTCGCGCACACAATAGAGCATTTGATGGCGGACTACCTACGCAATGATAGCCCTCTTAGCAATTCCGTTCTGTATTTTGGACCGATGGGTTGTCTTACAGGTTTCTATCTTATCCTTAAAGGTACGTGGACTTCAAAGCTCATAAAGGAAATGATAGTGGAAGCTTTTAAAGCGTGTTCGCTATCAAAGACGATTCCAGGTGCATCGGAAGTGGAATGCGGTAATTACAAGCTCAACGACTTAAAAGGAGCAAAAGAGCTATGTGATATGTTCTCCGTATATCTATCCACAGCTGGACCGGATAAGCTCAATTATCCAGATTAATATTTATATGTAACCATAAAGTATTTAATCATTAAGTATATTTCCTTGCAATATATTTGGTGATTAAATACTTTTTTTATAATTTTGCAGCATTACTTATTGCTATCGCTTCGTACTGGGATATTTCTTGAATTTTATTGTTCAATTAAATATTTAGTTAGAATGAAAAAAAGAACGAAGCAAGTTTTAGTTATTCTGAAACCCAAATCAAAGGCGTTGGGGTTCAGTAGAGAGGAGTTAGAGGGTATTGCTGCCGATGTTGCCAATAACTTAGAACTCGATGAAGAAGCCTCAGACGAGGATGTAAACGCAGAGATTGAAAAGCAGGTCAATGCGGTTCTTCCTTATCTTAAGATTGCGCAAAAGACTGCGCAGCGTACTATCCAGAGTTTTAAGGATAGTCAAGACTTGGATGACGACGAGGTCGATGACGATGATGACCCTGCCGGCAACAAGAAACCAATCCGCAAACAGAAGAAAGAGAAAGATGAGCAGGTCCCAGCATGGGCGCAGGCACTCATTACTCAGAACAAAGCCTTGCAGACCGAAATCCTCGGTTTGAAGTCAGAGCGTGAGAATGATGGCCGCCGTTCTAAGCTGAAGGCACTCCTTAAGGACAAAGGTACGTTCGGAAAGACTGTCTTGAAGAATTTCGACAAGATGAAGTTCGAGAACGAATCTGAGTTCGATGATTTCTACGACGGTGTTGTGGAGGACTTGGCAGCTATCGATCAAGAGCGTGCTAACGAAGGTCTCGGAAAGCTTGGTGCTCCTGCGGCTCAGAGAAAGCCTAAGAAGGATGAGGTTGAGGTTATCAAGGACAATGAGATTGATGAGCTTGCCGAAACAATGTAATCTTTAAATTTTAAAAGTTATGTATGGCGTAAGCAAGACAGAAACGTATGATTCAGGCAAGGAGTCTGTAATCATCAGAAATTACGTGAATGGCATCATGGGTGGTGTCGTTCTTGACTTGACAGGTTTCTCTGGAGAGTTCATCCAGTGCGGACACATTATCATTCGTGACACTACGTCTGGCGAGTACAAGCCAATGCCTGTAACAGGTGGGGCTTATGCTTCTTTGCCAGCGAGCCACGAGTATGTTGGCATCTGTATGACAACAGTTCCGGTAGATACCCCTCATGTAGGTGTTATGACGGCAGGTGAGGCTAATGATAAGGCTGTCCCTTATCCTGTTGATACAATCAAGGCAGCTTTGAAAACAGCCGTTCCTACTCTTCAGTGGGGACACGATGCAATCGGTTAAGGAGGTGATTTATGCAACAGAGTTCTTTATTTCTTAAGTATATCTTGAGTTTCTTCCCAATCCTGAAGACATTGATTGAGAAGATTAATGGTAAGCGCAAGAACGAGATGACGTATCTCCACAAAGATACATCCATTCTCCGCCGCGTTTATTCTACCGACAACAAATGGGAAGCCGATACAGTTGATACCTCTTACGTAGCTGCTGACTACGTAGCAGTGGATTCTCCGGTTCCTTTGAAGTCTCGTGACAAGATTTCAACCGCCAACGGCAAACTGCCAAAGGTTGGTATGAAGAAATTCTTGAAGGAGTCAGATATCCTCGCTCTCAGACTCATGGAAGCACAGGGCGGTCAGACAGCAGAGATTCGCCGTAAGTTGGCGCAGGACCCGGTAGCTTGTAATGTCGGTGTTGATGAGCGTAATGAGTACGCCCTTCTGTATGGTCTTTCTAACGGCTACGTAGCTGTTCGTGACGACGATAATCCAAAGGAGTTGCTCCGTATCAAGTATCAGTACTTGCCGAAAAATCAGCTCGGCATCAACAATGTTGATACTGGTATTACCGTTGCAGACTTGAAGGAATGTATCGCGAGAGCTTCGAATGATGGAAACACCATCTTGATCTTCTGGATTGGAAAGGCTAAGTTTGACGAATTGAAGAAGGCACAGGACGCTCGCGAGCTTGTTGCCAACTATAAGGGTCAGACTTATGACTCCAACACAAAGCTGCCGGTTCCTACTTCCAGCGTATTCAAGGAAGCATTCTTGGACGAGACCGGTGTATCATTCCGCATCATCAACCGTACCGTCCGCTTGGAGCATGATGGCGTGAAGAAGAGTGTTAAGCCTTGGAACAACAATATGATTATCGGTGTCTGCTCACAGATGATTGGTGCCCTCGTTTACGGTCAGGTAGCAGAGGCAACAAACAGAGTGGCAGGTGTAACCTATCAGCAGATTGATTACAAGCTTATCTCTCAGTATTCAACAACTGATCCATTGCGTGAGACTACTGCGGTACAGGCATATTGCTTGCCTGTCATCGAGGACGTTGACACAATCTATCAGATTAATACTAAGCTGGCAGACCCAGATGTTTCGGTTGATACCGAAAAGGAGAAAGCAGATACAGAGGACGCTAAGGTAACAATCTCTGATGTGACCTACAAGAAGCCGGAGGCTATCACAACTCTCAACGCTCTTGGTGCTACACTTCCTAGTGACGCCAGCGACAAGGAGATTATTGATGCCTACAATGAGCTGCCTCCTACAAAGAAGAAGGAGTTCAAGGATAACGCAGCTAAAGCTGAGGAGTAATCATGAAGACGGTCGGACAAGCTTTGGTGGATGAGGTACACATCCCTATCCCCTATGGTTTCGTGGAAAACGCCTGCATAAAGCGTGACCTCGATATCGAATCAGAGTTCACTGGTGACGTTGCCAGAAGTGACGCCTACAAAGGAACGCTTGCCGACTGTCTGCTTTCTCTCATACAAGCCGTTAGCTTCTCCGAAGCGGACAAATCAATAGGTTCCCTCTCGGAAGACCAGCGAAAGGCTATATTAGTTCAAGTCAATCGTTTATATAACTCTATCGGCGAAGAGGAGGTTTCACTTACTCCGAAGCCGACAGTTTACATTAATTGCTGATGAGTCTATTGAGTTTTCATGCCTCAAAGCTATACCGGCAGCAGAAGGTAGCTGGCTATACAGATGATGATGGAAATTATCACCAGGGCAAGACCGAGTGGAAGTTCTGCTGCACTTGTGATGTAGTTCCTGCTGGCGAGGCCAACAAGTTAGTTACATCTGACGGTTCTATTGATTACTACTCCTACGAAGTGCATAACTTGCCCGTAGGAATTGAAAAGTTCTCTTATGGGGATTTTATCAAGCTAGAAATTTTAGGGGCTGAGGATGTAATTATCAAGGTCAAGGGATTTCATCGTTATCAACTCCAGTGTAAGATATGGGCATAAGAATGACAACCAGCGCTTCCGCTCTCGATGCCTTCCTACAAAGAGCCGCAAGGAAGATACAGGAGAATGTGCTTAAGGCATTGAGCAAGCTAGGAGACGAATCTGTGGTTAGAATCCGTAACAGGTCTGCCAAGGAAAGCTGGATAGACCATACGGGCAACCTAAGAAGTTCTATAGGCTTCGCCGTGTACGAGCAGGGAAGTAAATATATGGAATCAGCCTTTTCGCAGGTTCTCAGTGGCACAGACGGCTCTGCAAAGGGCAAGAAGATGATCAATGAACTTGCTAAGGAATATTCCAGGGTTTATGCTTTGGTTGTTGTTGCCGGAATGGAATACGCAGGAGAGGTGGAAGCCTTGGAAAGCAAGGATGTCCTCGCATCAACGAAGCTATGGGCCACATCCATTGTAGAGCAGCGTGTGAAGACAGCAATAGACTCAGCAGTTAATGAAATAAACAAGTGGAAGATATGAAATCAGACGGAGCAATTAAGACAGATGTTTACCGGTACATCAACGAAAGCGGTTTCATGAACAACGTCAATGGCAAGCTGTCAAAGACGATGAGACCGCATAATTCTCATAAGGAAGATGTCGTTATCTCCATCTTGGCTAATGAGGGAACGCAGCTTCAAACGGCAATTATAAATGTAAATATTTATACACAAGACCAGGACGTAGATGGGCAGTTCGAGGAGAACACTATCAGAGTTGACGAAATCTGCAAAATGGCTTGGAATCTCTTGGAAACGTTCAGAACGAGCGAATATGCTGCCCACGCTATTGAGCAGAGGGTATATGCAACAAGCACGGGAGAACATGTAATAAATAATCAAGTTGAATATAAACTCATAAACGATTAAATTATGTCAGTAACATCATGGGGCAAATGCACTATCTACGTTCAAGAGGTAGGTAGCAAAAAGAACGAGTGGACTAAGCTCCCAACTCCAAAGGATGGCACTACTACTGTTACTCCAACGAAGGGTGATACAATGACCCAGGTTGAGGAAGGGGGCGGAATTGTTGACCGCAAGACAAAGAAGTCCACCTACGAGGCTGTATATCAGCTCTTCATCAAGAAGAACCAGTCGCAGCCATTCAAGACTATTGATGGTATCATTGAGGGTAACTATCGTTTGGCTATCCAACCGGAAGACGCCGAGCTCCCTGGCGTTTACATGGGTAATACCACCATCGGTGCCGAGGAGGGCTATACAACAGAAGAAGGTGCTTCCATCACTTATACCCACGCAGCTCTCATCCCAGAGGGCGACGTTGTGGCTAAGACTGTAAACGCAAAGGGTGAGGAAGTCTATTGTGCTTACCGTTGGCGTGTCATTACTGCCACAAAGGGAACAGGTGAAAAGTATGCCTTGACTTTCAAAAAGCCGCAGGATGGCAATACCGCTCCTGCTGAAATCACGGAAACTTACGAAGAGACATAGGCATATCCTAATATCCCTTCCGCCGACTGAGGGTTATCAGCCGGCAACCTACCCAAGTAGCTCAGGGGCAGAGCGAGACCAAATAGTCCGTCGCATGAAAATCCAGGGTCTTCAAAAGCTGGTTGAAAGTCGCAGGTTCGAGTCCTGCCTTGGGTGCCAACAATTTAAATTCGAGTGATATGGAAGAGTTAGGAATCATTATATCGAATACGCTCACAGATATGCCGATAGGCTTTGATACTGAGCACGCTCACGTTAACATCTACCCTACTACACTGGGCATGATGTACCTAACGTCGCAGTTAGTAGATAGCTTGGAGCTAGACAAAGAGTTACTTCAAGCTGATCCATTCTTGGAAGCATTGCGAGTTGCAAACACCAAAAGGGAGACATGCTGCAGATTGATTGCATATCACTCACTCAATACAAAGAACGAAATACTAGACTCCAAATGCGTAAGCAGGCAGACGGAGTTAATCTTCAAAGAATGCTCCAACGAGGATATAGCTACTCTTCTCATCATCATCCTTAAGGCTAACTCATACCAGACAATAGCCAAAGAGACAGGAATGGAAGAAGAAGCGAAGCGTATGGCAAAGGTCAACGCAGCAAAGAAGTCGGAGAATAGCTTTATCTTCGGAGGTAAGACAATATGGGGAACACTCATAGACGCCGCTTGCGAAAGATACGGATGGACTTTCGATTACGTGGTATGGGGAATATCGTATAACAACCTGACTCTCATGCTCAAAGACAAGATTACTTCAATCTATCTGTCAGACGACGAGAGGAAGAAAGCCCATATACCGGCAGCAGGGGAAGAGGTCATCGATGGCAACAACAAGGAGGCGGTCATGAAGGCGGTGATAGAGTCAGAGACCGAGATTTAACCGAAGTCTTCCTGCGCACGCACGTAAAGTTCCCATATCGGACACTCACATTTGGTGTTTCCACGGCGATTCTTTATAACAGAGTATAAATTCAAGGAAAAATAGAACATTATGCCAAGCATTAAATTCGATACAATAGTCGAGACAGCCAAGGTCGTTTCCGGTTTTCGAGACATTCAGAACGCAGTTCATCAGACTGCTGAGAGGGTTGAGAAGGACGGAAAGTCTATTGACGATATAATCTCGAATATACAGAACAGTATGAACATTGCCATTGGCGGTTGGAGCATTGGCAAGTTCGTCAATCAGATGATGCAGGTCCGCGGTCAGTTCCAGCAGACAGAAATGGCATTCAAGACGATGTTGCAGTCTGAAGAGAAAGCTGATGCTCTCATGAAGCAGTTGATCCGCACGGCAGCCGTCACACCTTTCGGGGTTGAAGACGTTACAGAGGGAGCCAAGCAACTCCTTGCGTTCAACGTAGCGGCCGAGGATGTCAACAAGACGCTTATCGGATTGGGAGACGTTGCAGCAGGTATGGGTCTAAACCTTAAAGACCTCGTGATGCTTTACGGCACCACTATCGCCAAGGGCAAGATGGACACGATGGATTTGTACCAGTTCCTCAACCGAGGTATTCCTATCGCAGACGAGATAGCCAAGGTTATGGGTCTTGACGTTACCAACGCCATCAAGGAGGTCCAGAAGCAAATCAAGGCAGGCAAGGTTACAAGCGATATCTTCATCCAGGCAATGCAGAGTATGACCGCCGAGGGTAGCAAGTTCGGTGGATTGATGGAGGCTCAGTCTAAGACTATTACCGGTCAGATAAGCAACATTGAGGATGCCATCGAGCAGATGTTCAATGACCTCGGCAAATCCCAGGAGGGTGTTATCAATACCGGATTGGGAGTCGTTTCCACCCTCGTTGAGAATTGGGAGACGGTAGGCAAGGTGGTTATGACTGTTGTTGCAGCGTATGGAGCATACAAGGCTGCGGTGATAACAACTATAGCTATTGAGAAGAGTCTTATTGCACTGAATGCAGCGGCTAAATTCCTCGGAATGAGCGATGCACTCTTAAAGGCTTCAAAGGGTATGACTGCTTTTAATACGGCTTGTATGAACAATGTTCTTGGTATTGTGATAGGACTAGTTGCATCAGCAATCACATACTTTGGGGTATTTGGAAAGTCTGCGGATGATGCCGCTACCAAGACTTCCAAGTTTACCGAGAGTGCAAATGAAGCATCAAGCAAGGTCGAGTCGCTAGTCTCCATTCTGAAGACTGCCAAGGAAGGCTCTAAGGTTTACAAGGACACCATCAAGGAGCTGTCAAACATCTATGGCAACTACGGGATTGCTATTGACAAGATCAAGGAAGACGAGAGCAACCTTGTGGATGTCAAGCAGCAGGAGATAGATAAATCCAATGAACTCATCGAGCAAATTAAGCTGGAGACCACAGAGCGCAACAGAGCTAATGCAATCTCCAAGGCTAACGAAGACTACAACAACCGTGTTGATAGCGCTCAGCAAGCCCTTTTGGGTAAGTTGAAGGATTATGGAACCTCTAGCAGCGGTATAGCCGTCGGCATACAGAACATCGTATCTGACTCGGTTATCAAGCAGTTTGATGACCTAACACAGAAGATGGCTGGCTTGAATGAGCACTCCAAGGAGTATCAGACCTATCTGAAGCAATACAATCAGCTGGAAGCTTCTTTGATATCCGAATCTGAAAAGCTTGCTAATGCTTTCGGTTTTACAGGAGACAAGACAAGCGATGCCAGGAAGGCATTAATTGGTTATCTCTATGAGCTTCGAGCTGCAAAGAAGATGCATAGTGAAGAGGCAGATAATATCAACCGGGCGGCAGATGCTACCGAGGATTTCGGAAACAAGGCCACATCTACCAAGAACAGGATAAATGCTTTGCAGAAGCAGCTCCAGGGTGCCGGCGAGGATGTACACGTTCTCTACAACCGTGTCAAGGAGTTCATGCAGAATTATTCCGAGAACAACATCAACTTCCACGTCAACTTCGATGCCAAGATACCATCGTGGATGCAGAATATGAATATTCCGGAGCTAGGACGCTTAGGTAAATACTTCTCTGCTTTGGCACGCGACCTTGCAAACAACAAGAAGTCTGGTGCGCTAGTCAATGGCAAATGGATGTCAACCAAAGATATCGCACAGCGAGGATGGGATTATACCAATGCTGCCAACACCAAGCAGACCAAGGCAGAAGACGATGCTAAGCAGAAGCGTCGCGAAAAGGAAGAGGCAGAAGCAAACGCAAAGAAGAACGCTGCCAAAGCCAAGAAAGCCGCCGCCGATGCCAAGAAGCAGGCAGAAGACCGGAAGAAGGCCCAGGAAGAACTGAATGAGGATTTGAAGCAGCTGCAGCAGGAAAATATCGACACCGATATATCTCAGATGCAGGAAGGCACGGAGAAGAAGCTTGCTGAAATCAAGAACGACTATGCCAAGCGCAAAGCCGAGATTGACAAGCAGGAAGCAGAGTTCAAGAAGAAAAACAAGGAAGCTGGCAAGAAGGCATCCCTTACCTCTGCTCAGTCCAATGCCCTCAATAAGGCTAGAGACCTCGCTACCCAAGAGTACAACAAGAAGCTTGATGAGGTCAACAGGGAAGCCCTCACCTCTATGCGCGACTACTTAAAGGAGTATGGTTCACTCTATCAGCAGAAGCAAGCCATTGCCGAGGAGTATGAAGAGAAGATTGCCAAGGCTCAGACACAGGGTGAAAAGCTCTCTCTTCAGCAGCAGAGAAAGAAGGACCTCCAAACCATCGAGATAAATGCTATCAGACAGAATATCGATTGGGGAAGCGTCTTCGGAGACTTCGGCGCTATGTTCAAGGACCAACTGGAGCCTACCATTGAGAAGCTGCAAGAGCTCTCCAAGAGCACCACAGATGTTAATGAGCAGAAGACCATACAGGAGCTTATCTCCAAGCTACAAGGCTCTGCCACCATCTGGAATAGTGACATCTTCAAGAAGGTTTCGGACGACATCAACTCCTATCAGTCAGCCATGCAGGGCTATATTGATGCACAGGAGCGAGAGGCAGAAGCCACGAAAGCTGTCACCAAGGCACAGGAAGACCTCGCCAAGGCTAAGAAGAGCGGTGATAAGACAAGTATCAGCAAGGCTGAAGCCAACCTCTCTAGAGCGCAGGGCGTACTCGCTACCGCATCTAACAATGTTTTGGAGTTCGGTTCATCAGTTCAGAAGGCATCATCAGACTTGCAGACATCTGCACAGAAGGCAGTTTCTCAGTTTCAGCAGCTTGAAAATGGTTTGCAGGGTCTCACATCGGGGTCGCTCAAAGGCATAGGAAACTCTATCCTAGGGCTTGACAAGCTTTTCGGCGGCAACATGCAGAAGGACGTTGCCAACACGCTTGCAAAGGGCATCCAAGGGTTGCTCGGTAAAGATAGTGATGCAGCCAAATCTCTGACGAAAGCTTTAGGGGATAGCGGTATGGCAGGTGAAATAATCTCCGCAATACTCGGCATCCTCGATATTCTGAAAGATGGCTTCGGAACACTCATAAGCAACCTCATGGACACGGTCTTTGGCGCAGTAACGGGCATCCTCGATGATGCTTTATCGGGTGACATCGTTATGAAGCCATTGAAGAGTATCGGGAACAATGTTTCTCATATCCTCAACACGCTTTCATTCGGTGGTTTCAATAGTCTGTTCGGTGGAGATGGAAATGCAAAGAAGGTCAATGATACAATCGAAAGACTGACGGACAGAAACACCCTCTTGCAGCAATCCATCGAGGATTTGACTGACGCAATGGAAAACTCCTTTGGCTCCAAGGCAACCTCATACTACGAGCAAGCCTACAAGAATCAGCAGGAGACCAATCAGAACTACCTCGACATCGCAAAGGCACAGGCAAGCTATCACGGTTCGCACCACTCATGGAACGCTTATTGGGGTGGCTTCGGTAGTGACGAGATGGATTGGATCAAGAAGAACGTCAAATCGGATTTCAATGGCGACCTCTTCTCCCTCAGCCCAGAGGAAATGAAGCTCCTCCGTGGCAACGTTTCCATTTGGGAGCATATCGAGAACACTGGCAAGGGTAACTATGGTGGGCGTCTGACGGAGAAGCTGAATGACTACATAGACCAAGCGGGCAAGCTAGAAGAGTTGTCAGAGCAGTTCAAGGAGAATCTTACTCAGATTTCCTTCAGTGGAATGAGAGATAGCTTTTTGACGGACCTTATGGACATGAAGAAGGATGGTAGCGACTTTGCTAGCGAAATGGCAGATGATTTCGCAGAAAAGATGCAGAAATCCCTTCTCTCTTTCAGTATGGAAGACCTTATCAATGGAGACTTGAAGAAACTCTACGATGATTGGGCAAAGGCTATGAAGGATAAAAACGGAAAGCTAACCAAAGAAGATGTAGATGCTTTCTATAAGCGTTACGATGATATTGTCCAGGAAGGCTTGAAGAGACGTGACGAGTGGGCAAAAGTGACAGGCTACACTGGTTCTTCATCCTCATCACAGACCGCAACAAGCGGAGGATGGGCATCTATGGGGCAAGATACCGCAGACGAGCTGAATGGTCGCTTCACCGCCCTGCAGATTGCAGGTGAGTCCATCGCTCAGAACATGACTACCACCATATCACAGATGGAGAGCATCGTTACACTCGGTATCTCAACCAATGGTGCAGTATTGGAGATAAGAAACATGATGATTATGACAAACAGCTACCTCGAAGACATCGTGAAGTATTCAAAGCTCACCTATAATGACTTCGGAGCCAAGCTGGATGACATGAACAGAAGATTAAAGGATATTTGACCTCTATAGGCTTTTCGCTTGTCAGCCCTTACAACTATACTCAACAATAGCAAAAGCGGCTCACAGCGAAGCCTATGAGGTTATTTAATGATTAAATAGTTATGACTAACGGACAACTTTATATCAATGGCAAGGATGCCTACCTTACGTGGGGTATCTTCTTAGATGAAACCGCCCTCAGTACGCTCATGACCCCTGCACCAAACAAGGAGTTCATCAGCAACAAGTATCGCTCAAAGGACGGCAAGTCGGTTATCAAGCACAATCCTAGATTGGATGAGAGGGAGATAACGCTGGCATTCAATATGACCGCCAAGGACTCAGATACGTTCATGACGAACTATGCTAGGTTCTGCGAGGAGGTTCTTGCCAAGGGGGAGTTGGTTATCCGCACCCGATTCCAGCCTAATGTGTGGTATCGGTGTATCTATCTCTCCTGCACTCAGTTTAGTCAGTTTATTCGGGAAATGGCAAAGTTTAGCCTAAAGCTCAACGAGCCAGACCCTAGTGACAGAGGTGAAGCAAGTAAATATACAAGCTAATGATTCAGATTAAAAGAAATAACAAGGTATTCTTCACATTAGAGGACTTCGGCGAGGGTTCTAAGCTGTCATATCAGCTTATGGACCACCACTACATCATCTTGAAGTTCACTACGGCTACTCCTATCTATTTCGAGATTGGGGACTCCGTGGAGATTCCCGACTTCGGCTACTTTGAGCTTACATCATCATACTTCCCTAAGCACAATGATAGTGATGGCTATGACTACGAAATGCAGATGGATGCCTACTATATGTCTTGGAAGAATAAGATTTGCAAGTATCGCCCTCAGCACGGAGCAAACGAGACCTCCTTCAACCTCACCACAACGGTAGGTGTGCACATGAACGTTATACTCGGCAACCTAAAGGCACTAGGTCTTACGTACAATGGCAAGGATTTCTCTGTTGACTACACTACGTATAACAACAAGGCTTTCGATGTTCAGAAGAGATTCTTGATCGAGTACGGCTCCATCAGTATTCTCGATGCTCTCAACGCCATTTGTTCCGAAGACGCACTCAACTGCGAGTGGTGGATAGATGGCTCTATTATATACCTTGGATATTGCGAAATGGAAGGGCAGACAACATTCGAGCAGGATGTTAATGTTCTGTCTATGTCCTATTCGGAATCTAAGTCAACTTATATCACGAGACTGTACGCATTCGGCTCAGATAGGAATATCCCGAAAGGGTATTTCACTGGTGCCGATGCGGACGTCACCACAGATGGTGTTGCTACCGATTACCTCATGCTTCCAAACAAGGAAGTGGATAGTGATGGTTTCTATGCCAAGGATGGCTACCTGGAGAACGTAAATGTCGTAAAGAATGACAAGCAGGCTATCGAAGGTGTCGTGATGTTCGAGGACGAATACCCGAAGGTTGAATGCAGGGTGAGCAGAATCAAGACCTACGATAGCACTGTTGATAACGATGATGGAACTAAGACTACACAGACGTTTTGGCAGATTGGTTCAACGGACTCCTTCGCTGAAAGCTTTGAAGCTAGTTGGATAAAGAGCAACCTCACTCTAGGTATCAAGTTCACTAGCGGTGCCCTCATGGGTATGGAGTTCGATGTTAGTTTCAAGGTTATTGACAAGGAGAACTTTTTCGAGATAGTGGCTAACGACACCTACGGAAGAACACTCCCCGATAGTCTTATGTGCCCGAAGGAAGGTGACAGGTTCTTCCTGTTCAATTGGGACGCAACCAAGATTACAGATACGGACCTCATCCCTACTGCTCAGTTATCTCTGTTCGATAGAGCGAAGCAGTACTATCAGAAGACCATGATCAGCAATTCAAACTTCACCTGCACGATGGATGGCGACAAGTTCTACAATGATGGGATATACGATTACCATCCTCTCGGTGAACAGGTAAAGCTGATTAATGATATGTTTGCGCAGGTGGACGCGGATGGCAAGCACTACCGAAACTCTCGTATCATCGGAATGGAGATGCCTCTGGACATTCCTTACGACCATCCTCAGTACACCGTAGGCGAGAAGGCAGCTACTAGCCGGTTGGGTAAGTTGGAAGACAAGGTTGATTCCATCAAGGTGAACGGAATGCAGATAGGCGGCACAGGAAGCGGTAATGGTGGAGGTGTCTATGTAATCGGTATGAACGATACCACTCCTGCATCCGATAGTAACGTTTATTCTGCTAGACGCTCTAGGATGGAGTTTGTATCTAGGCTGCTGGATAACACCGCACATGGAACCATCACCTTCGAGAAGGTACAGAAGTTCGTGCAAGGATTGACAGCAGAAGACTTATCCCAGTTCAAGAAAGGCGCAACCTTCGGAGAGTTCATTCAGGGAATGCTCTTCGGTGCTGGCGGCAGGATTGATGAACTGGGCAACGCTGAGTTTGAGAGTATCACATCCCGAAGTTCTATCATAGCAAAGGAACTCATCGTGAACAGACAGACTGCTATGGAGAGTAACTTCGTCTTTACGGAGAGCGGTATGGTTGAGTCGGTGACGGAGATTCCTGCGGCAACGGAAGGTGGCAACGTGACCTACGACTTGAAGCTTCAGAAACGATGGGATAACGACTTTACGGCATTCAAGGAGAATGATGTTGTCTTGGCTTCCATCAATACCTTAGCCGAGAATGGCAAGTATTATGATATGTGGCTGCGAGTACTATCGGTTAACACCGTAACGAATACCATTACGGTAGTCTGCTACCCCGATGATGAATGTCCTAGCAAGAAGAACTATCCGCCTTGCGAGTTGGCTAGGTTGATACGCTGGGGAAATGCGGTGGATGAGGACCGACAGAGCTGCTGGTATATATCATCATCTGAAGGGTTGCTTGTATGGCTCGACCACGTTACAAAGCCTATCATTGACAAGACGAATTATTCTCTTGCGATGGGCAAGCTGCCAGATGCACTATCGTTCCTCTTCCAAGACTTCCCTACCGCCAACAAGCGTGATGGAGCGTTCTATGCTAAGTGGATGATGGCTGCATCATTCCAGCAGATAGACTATCAGGGCAACCCAATCTACACGACAAGAGACAGAGGTGTGTGGAGCTTGGCTGTGGCGCAAGGCGATAATCCTTACCGCAATGGAGACCGAACGATTGATACTGTATATTACCTCGGGTGCAAGTGGAAGTGTTTAGAAGACAAGACAACAAAGCCGCCAATCTACTCATCTACAGCTTGGGCATTCGTGGAAGGCAACCCTTATTTCACGCTCGAAATGCTATCATCGAAGCTGTGGAGCTTCCGTCTCAACGACTTGATGGCAACGAACGCTGATGGCTCTTGGAAAGTATTCACTACTCTATCAGTAGTCGGAAGGCTCTACAATCAAGACGTGACCGATTCCATGGTCAATGTTGTATGGACTAGAGATAGCGGAGACCAGACCGCAGACAATAAATGGGCACTCTCTCATGCCAACTGCGGATTGTCGGTTGATTTGACCTATGAAGACCTTGGCGGTGCTGCATTCAAGATAGGAAGTGTGACATTCCGATGTGATGCCGAAATCAAGGATGGAGAGACGATGTATTCCGAAGATGTGAGTGTTAGTTTCTAATGTTGAACTTTAAAATTGAAAGATATGCCAAAAGAATTAGCAGTAAGTGTTGATAAGATGATGGATATACAGGCAACCGCCTATTCCCAGTCTTGCAGCATAGAGATAGTTGGAGACATCATCAACAGACAGCAGTATGACGGCATTGCCAACTCATATTCCCCGAATTACGCAATCCGTCCATGTACGATGTTTCCGTCATGCTTCCTCATCGACCCCGACAATCCTAACGAGACGGGCACATTTAACAGTCAGTTGGATTCGTTTAAGTGGTCGGAGGTTTCTACTAGTGGAATTGTCGTAGTAGCAACAAGCGAAAAAGCTAGTGTGGTAAGTGGATATGAAGCCACAACAGAGGGCTTGAACAAGGGAACTCTCTTTATCAAGTCTAACTCAGTTATCAATAAGCCGAGAACAATGCGGTTTGAGGGTATTTGGACTGATCCGATAAGTGGATATAAGTACACGTTCATAGCCAACAAGCCACTCTACCTTGAAGACACTACTAATGCAAGGGCAGAGATTATGCTTGATAGTGCTCCTACCGTGCTTTGGAATCCACTCAAACACGCAAGCACAAGAACCATCACAGCAAAGGTAATGGTCGGTGCTATAGATAAGTCTGCGGACGCAAAGGCAAGGATATGGTGGTATCGTATCTTGGATAACGGAGCGAAGCAGCTTATCTCTTCCGTTGACGATTCCGAGAACTACGAGATAACCGCCATGACAAAGGCTGCAAACGGTCAGATTACATCTATCACCGTCAACTGTGATATGATAGGTGACGGAATCGGATATGAGGTAAGAGCCTGCTATATCTACGAAGGAAGTGTTCCATCTTCTCCTCGAACAGGAGACCCGAAGAAGGTTACCTATATCAAAAGAACCATTCCACCCCTCACTCCTCAGTTCGTAGGCGATGGCTTCGGTCTCAATTCTGATACAGCTTTCGTAACTTGTCGGGCTATCGTAAGTGACAACAACGGAGTCATTGACCCTTCTGTATGGAATAGGATTATCAGAGCGAAGTGGCAGAAAGTATCTTATGGCAAGGTTGTGAACAATGGCGTAGTCACCATGACTGAGAATGTCACGGTGTTAGGATACGGAGAGACGTTCCAATGTCCTTTCGAAGCGAAGAAGAGTATCCGTCTGACTATCGAAGACCGAGGTGCTTACGAGCTGATTGTAGATGAGAATGGAAATACCCTTGTGGATGAGGACGGGAACTATCTTGTGTCAAGGGAAATTGACGAGAACAGCTAATTATTGTTGAACTTTAAAAATATACGATTATGAGATATTACGTTAAGGTAACTAAGGAAGTCGCAGAGGTAATCACCAAGGCTGGTGTTCCGCTTACAATGACGCATGACGGTAATTGCTTGCTCTATCAGAGTGAGATGAATGATGTTCCTGGTGTTAATCTGAGTGCGAGAGCATCCTATGCTGGCGGTGCTCTCATAGAGGAGCATTCTGCTCTAGCTGAGATTGACGGAAGTGTAGCCACCCCTGCATATTGCTATACCCCAGTCGAGTATGGAGGTGAGGGCGATACAAGGAATAAGGATAACGGATTTGGCGCAGATAAGCCAGACGTGTCTTCTGAATCTGAGGTATCAACAGATAAAAAGGAAAGCGAGGTAACAAATGAGTAAAGCATCAATAACAGGACAGATTGTTGTGACAAGCAACGGAACGACAATCTACCCAATCCTTCAGTGTACGACAGGAGACGTTAATCAGAACTATGATGGCGAGTGGAATGCGCCTACTCAGATTTCACCTGACTTCGAAGCTAGCGGTGCTAGGCATCCAGTCCTAGTTATGCAAGCCTTTTCAGCAGAGCAGGGCGCAGGTAATAATTTCGACCTTACAAGAGGTTCTACAACATGGGTTGTCGGCGGTGTAACGTTGGCGTTCAATGATTCGGGCGTTTCCACTAATTCGTTTGGTGGCGTGTCTGGTCATTTTACCATGGGGGCTGATGCAAGCGGCAATCCGACCCTTACGGTCAATAAGAACCTTGTGAAAATCAATAGCGGTGATTCGTTCAACATCGAAGCAAGAACAAGTCTGTCGCTCGAAAACACAAACATCAATCTTAAAGCTATGTACCCAGTCTATATAGCCAAGGGCGTTGTCAGCTCAAAGCGAGTGAACATTCTCCCTACTTCAAGTACGAATCTGTTCACTATCACAGAGAAGGGCGGTAGCTGTACAGTCAAAGCAGAGGTGACGGAAGGAACGTCCGTGACATCTAGCGGATATACATTCAAGTGGTATCTGCCAGACTCTACCAACGCATGGGTACTCAAGCAGGATAGCGACTCTCCTACATTCACCATCAATGAGACAGACGTTGATTCATCTATCCTCGTTATGTGCGAAGCATACAAGGCAGGGAGTTTTTATGCGTCAGATACCCAGACCGTCAATGACGTGTCGGATGAATATATCATATTCCCGAACCCTACGGATGGAAACGGAAATGCTGTAGCTGAGAACTTCATTCAAAATTCGGGAGGAAGCATCGTATACGTTCCGTACATGCGCAAGCGTGGTTCTAAGACCAATATCGAAGATGTCGCATTCAGCATGGCATTATATTCCAACAGCGGTATTCCTATTTCGGGAGCACCAACGGTAAGCGGCAACAAGTTTACTGTTACGGAATCGGCAATACGTGCCTACAAGGGCGCAGTTTACGTAATCACAGGTGTTAAATAGTTAGCTTATGGCAAAAAAGGTTTTAGCAGAAGTAACTGGCTCTATCTCCTTCTCTCTGAAAGGAGACAAAGGGCAAAAAGGTGCTCTTATGCGTGAACATGACGGTTTTGAATCGGGCAGCTATAAGTATCTTTCGGGTGCAGGAGAAGAAGCATACGTTGATGTTGTGTGTGTTAAAGGCAAGTGGTATCAATGTACTAAAACGTATGACAACGCAACTTCTTCGCCTAGTTTGACCGATGGGCATTGGACAGAGATGAGCAATTATAAGTCGATAGCAACTCATCTTCTTCTTGCCGAGAACGCTACAATCAATATGCTCGGAACCAATCAGATTAATCTGTTCGATCCGAATACTGATGATAAGATGTTTGGCTCGTTTAGGGTTGTTAGTGATGATAATGATTACGCTCTGTGGCTTGGCGCACCGAATGGGGCTGATGCTCCATTCAGAGTAACGAAAGATGGCTCGTTATATGCGTCTAATGGTATATTCGCAGGAGAACTAAAGAGTGTGACAGGCTCTTTTCATAAATTGACTGCGGTTAGTTCTGATGGAAAGAAAAACGCTGGTTCAATATATTTTGATAGTTCTGGCTATATAACATTTGATGCAGATATTTTTAATCAAGGATATAATTCTACGGCGAAAAGAGGTTGGCGTTTCTATGCTAGTACTATATGGTGTCGACAAGCCTTTGGACATCGACAGAGTACATTGGCAGTGGTACATGGTGGCAGTATGCGCGTTTATCCAGACGGATATGATGGCGGACATACAGTTATGGCTCTTGAACATACTACGTATGACAATAAAACCGTATACAAAATTCCGTTGTATAGTCCTAATGAAGAATCGTCCGGATGTCCTATTGATGTAGTAGTATTCAATTCTCCTAGTGTAAGAGATGTATATTATTACGAGTTTATACCTGGAGGAACAGGTAAGCGTTGGATGGCAATAAATGCCAATGATATGAATAACGAAATACATTTCTGTGATGTCGGTGGATGGCATCAACTTGATGGTGGAGAAACGATAAATCTTGTATATATAAACCCAGAATTACTTCATCCTAGCCAGAAGGATAAGACCTATTTCGGTCGTGGTATCTTCTGGAGCGGAGAACATGATTTGGATTGGATAAATAGATAATCATAAAAGCAAAAATTAATATGAAGATAGAATTAGAACATCTCGAAGTATTTATGACACTCGACAAGAATCAGTGTCAGGTAGTTAACGCACGCAAGCAGATTGCAAACATCATCTATTCGCAGGGTGCAGGTCTTGGACTCGCAGGACAGGCTCTTGCAGTGAAAATGTGGAACGGCAACGATGACACAGAGTATACCGATGATGAAGCGAGAATCATCAAGGAACTCGTTGAGCGAACTACCGCTCCCTGCTTCATTGACGCAGTGAATGCAGCTATCAGCAGTGCGGTATCGGCAGATGAGGAAAATAGGTAATAATCATTTAAAATACATAATATTATGGCAATTAAAACAAGAAAAATCAGCGATTGGCTGTCCGCTAATGGACAAGCCATCACCAATGCTTCAGCGGCTAGCATGAAGGCTTATCTGGAGCAGAATCTCCGTTCCTTGCAGGATGGTGTGTATATCGGCAAGATTCAAAAGGAAACTTGGGGCAGCTATATGAAATGCGAAGCATGGCAGACTACGAGCATCGGCATTAGTAGAGCGGATGCTGATGCTGTTGTTGTTCAGCACGACAGCACATATATTGGTATTGCCTTAACAGAACCTAGCGCAATGAAATGGGGAAGCGTGCAGAATGCTAGTTCCGTTGGGTATCAGACATCAAACGATTGGAGTCTCCTTGATGGCAAAACTAGAACAGCCGCTATTATGGCGAGCAGTTATTATAAGAACGATTCCCCTTCGACATGCGCAGTAGCTTATTGCTATAACTACTCGAAATCGCACACAGGTGACCCTGGAGGAGACGCTAGCATCCCTGCAAAGTCGTGGTATCTTCCTTCTACTGGAGAACTCGAAATTATCCGCTCTCATTTCGAGACCATCAATCTTGCCTTGCAGCGTATCAAGAACGCAGGTAAACAGAATGCTGATTTGCTCAATCAGTCGGGTTACTGGTCGTGTGTTGAGAATTCGGGTAGCCGTGCTTGGAGTCTGATTTTCTCGGACGGCTATCGAACCAACCTCGCTAAGGTTGACGATACACGTCTAGTTCGTCCTGTTACAGCATTTTAATCATTTTATCTCTTCACCTCTTTTCGACCACAGGTCGGACAAGCAAGGTTGTGTATGCTGGTGCTTGTCTGTATGCTGGTGGATAACGTTTGTGATAGCCCTGATATACACCATCTATCTTGTTGTCATTGATTTCTTCAAGGTGACTAACAGTTTCTGGTATATCGGAAAGGATGTCAAGTTCCACCATTGGTACTGTCTGGAGATAGCAGGGTTCGCAGATGTGTACCTCACGTATTTATTTGTAGAATTATTCATTATATAGTATGAAGATTATCCAGAATAAAATTATTCCCCCTAGAGGTTTCAGTTACGTGAACCTCTTCGGGGTTCTCTTCACTCGAAGAGAAAGACCGATTAGTGACGTAACCTTTAATCATGAACAGATACATACCGAGCAGATGAAAGAAATGCTATATGTGTTCTTTTATCTATGGTATATAGTGGAATGGCTTGTAAGGCTTATCATGCTTAGAGATAGCCATAAGGCTTATCGTGCTATCTCCTTTGAACAGGAGGCTTATACCAATCAGTATGACCTCACGTATCGTGAGGGGAGGAAACGTTATCATTGGTTTTCGTATGTATTCTAAAAAGATAAGGCGGTTCACTACATGGTGACCGCCCTTCTTTTTGCTAGCATAACTTACAGATTGTTACTTTTCGCAAAGTTTAACACAAAAATATTCTCATTTCCGTTGATTTTGTGCAAAAGAGTGTATCTTTGCAACATCATTTAATTTAAATCAACGCTTATGAATAAAGAAGACGAAGACAACCTATTAAAGTGGTTGAAAGACAAAGATGTCAGTGAGGTTATGGATTTGCTGATGAGACATGGTAATCGGTATAGCAGAAGAATTCTGAAATTTTTCAGATGGTTTTGCAAGTACGTTCCTATCACGCTTATGTGCTTTCACGCATACGGCATTTATGAATTCTCTCAGCATCCTCGTGAAATGTTCATCCCTTATGCGGAGAATACACCTTGTTATCTCTACATATATTTTATGGTGTACGTCCTGCCAATGGTTTTGATATTAGCAAGCCGATTTTTCTTCTTGTGTTGGAGATACCGCATTCCCTTCTTCTACTTTGCAAGCATCAATGCGGCTCACATTGTGGAATGGAGTTGGTATACCACCAAAGATATGGTAGATTCTTGTTTTACAGTCATGGTAGTAACGGCAATATTCTATCTGTACTCTTTTACTGATTTGTTTATTAGCAGGTCTAAGTTAGGACGTAAAATCTGTGCGTGATGGGAAAGATATTGAATTATAAGATGCTCGGAACGGCTTTTAAGTCGTTGAGTGATGCTTGCTTTAAGGCTGATGAGCAACAGCGAAATGGTGAGAAAGTCACCGCATGCGGAATGAGCGATGATGATTTGGATAGACTATGCGACATCATTCCAAACATGCTCAACCCTATGATGAGCACCGAGGAAGTCAAGGAGAAACTTCACGTTTCTGATGCTACACTAAATCGTATGGTTGCTAGGGGCGACATTCCTAATGGTGAGTGCAAGAAGCGAGGGCACACCCGATATTTTAAGAAGTGGGATATACTACACTACATAAAGAGTAAGAGAAAATCATAACGTATAAGCCCTATCGCAGCACGGATAAGCGAACATATATGAGTATGGATTATATGTTTTGTACTTTGATTATAGTAGCGATGCTAGCAACTATCAACAGCATATTCATTGCTTATTTGTATCTTTCCTATAAGTATAAAACGATAGATAAGTTCTTCATGGCTTGGGTGACATCATCAACTATGATATTGATAATGTGGTTCGTGGAAGGATTGTATCTGTATCTAACAAATTAATGATGAAAAATTTGGTGGTTTCGGAATTATTGTCTATCTTTGCAATACTTTATCGAGCTTCACTTTTCCGAGTAGGAATGTGATATTTCCCCTATACTATTGGCGTGGTATAGGGGATTTTTGTTTTAATTCCAAATTTCGATGCTTTTAAAAATACAATATTTCGAGGAAATTATATACAATTATATACAATATTTCTTCAAAAATATATATTCGTTTATATGAAGGCATAAAGTTTTGCACTTTTTCGGGAAATTTATTTGATGATTAAATATTTTGTTGTATATTTGCAGCATTATTATTTAATCATCAAATAGTTATAGTATGGCAGATAGAATTAAAGATATTGTTGTAGGCGTAGTCCTTGCACTCCTCGCCTATCTTAAACCGATTGAAGGTGAGTTATCTTCGCTTATGATCGTCTTCACCCTCAACTTTATTTTCGGTTATCTTAGTGGCATGATTGCAAAAGGAGAGAACTTCGAGTTGAAGAAAGCAGTTGTGTGCATCGGTCACGCTACCGTGTTCTTCGTCCTTTGTGCAGCAGTATATGCAATCGGGCGATTCAAAGGACAAATGGAAGGTTCCGTTCAATGTGTTTCCTTTATCTCGTATCTAGTATTGTGGTTCTACGGATGCAATATTCTGAAGAACTTGAAACAGATATTCAAGAAGGGTACCCCTCCTTGGTATGTAGTGAGTTTCCTCTATTATCTCATGCGCTTCAAATTTATCGAGAAGATTCCATATTTGTCAGACTATCTAAATTACACAGAAAAGGAGGAAAAGATATGATGTTAGCGATTATTATGGTGGCAGCTATTATAGTAAGCATTATTGTATTTGGCTGCATTATTCAAGGAAATGATTATAGCGAGGAGGAGAAGTAAACATGGCTGATTCTAGTAAACTCGTTCCGTTTATCCTCAGTTGGGAAACGGACAAATATACAAATAACAAGCATGACAGGGGTGGCGCTACTAAATACGGCATCACCCTTGCTACCTGGAGAAGAGTCGGGTATGATAAGAATGGTGATGGTGTCCTTAACGAGGAAGATGTAAAACGCCTTACTGAGGAAGACTTTCATCGAGTTTTTAGGCAGAACTATTGGAATGCTTGCAAGGCAGACCAAATACAGGATCAGAGCGTAGCCAATATGCTAGTAGACTTCGCTTATAATAGCGGAGTCTGCAAAGCGGTAAAACATCTGCAACTTGTATTAGGTATCACAGCAGATGGTATTATCGGTAATAAGACGCTGTATGCCATTAATAAATCCAATGGAAAAAGACTATTCGAAGCCTTCAAGAAAGATAGAAAAGCTTATCTAAAGAGAATTGCAGTCGGTGACCAGAAAGGTTTTCTTAAAGGATGGCTTCGCAGACTTAGCTACATTACGTATGGTAATCTAAAATTGAATAAATGATGAAATGGTATGATATAAGATTTTGGAAATGGGCAACCATCACCCTAGTGGTAGGTATTGCGCTTGTTTCTGTCTTAGGGTGCAGCACTCCTAGAGCAGTAACTACACAAACCTTCATCACAGACAAGCAGAGTGAAAAGAAATTCGATTCCCTCTTCACTACCCGATTGTCTTATGCCTTCGAGCAATGGCAACATATCCAAAAGCGAGAAACAGAAAAAGCTACCAAAGATAGCAGCTATGTAAAAGATAGCACAGCAACCCGATATGATGCGCAAGGGAATAAGATTGGTGAAGATCGTTTTCATTACGAGAGTCACTATTTATTTGAAAAGGAACGAAGAATGCTACTCGATACCATCAGTACATATAAAGCATACAAAGATAGCTTTATATATTACAGAGAAAGATGTGACTCCTTATCAAAGATTGGTACCTCTCAGTTCTATAAGATTAACGCTCCTTCTATAAAAGAGAAATCTCTGTCAAGTATGCAGAAGATATTCTTAAAAACGGGGCAGATGTTTTGGTTCTGCTTTATACTCATAGTTATGTACTTATTATATATATCAAGGAAGAAAAAGAAATGTTCTTAGAAAAGTTGTTTAATTAAGGTTTTAAGATTTATTTTTGGATAACTAGGGCGACTACTCGTGATGAGCGGTCGCCCTTTTTGTTTGCAAAGTAAATTCTTCCGTTCTAAGAGGATAAAAAACGAGTCTACCTACTATCACTATAAACCGCTGATTTAGAGTCACTAACAAAAACTATGATAGCCTTATAGCTTATTTCAAAACAATTTTCTAACTTTGCACACGTAACGTTACAAATAGTGTTAGTTAAATATTAAGGTTAAATTAAAAATTCGGGATATGGAAAGTAAAACTTACGTGTTCAATCCAGAGAGCGGCACAAGCGGCACAGGCTCTAATGGAATCTTGGCTATGCTTCCTGCACTCATGCAGAGACAGGGTGTTGACCCAGGTCTTATTGCACTCATGAACAACCGTGGAAACGGAAATGGTTGGGGTGAAGACATCTTTGCTATCCTTTTGTTGTTCATCCTTATGGGCAATAATGGTATGGGATTCTTTGGAGGTAATCGCTGCATGGGTTCCAACGGACAGGGCGGTGTTGTACCTATGATTAACAATGATGCCAATACTGCCGTTATCATGCAGGCAGTTCAGCGCAACGGCTTTGATGTTCAGAGCTTGGCTACAGCCCTCAACACATCAAGTGACGCAGTCATGGCTGCAATCAATGGCTTAGGTCATCAGATTTGTAACCTCGGCAATCAGATGGGCATGAATGCTAATCAGATTTTGACTGCTATCATGCAGGGTAATAATGCCATCGCTACTCAGTTGGCAGAATGCTGCTGCAAGACCAATAACGCCATAACTGCAATGGATGGCAACATCAAGTTGTCTATCTGTCAGCAGACCCACGCCATCAATGATACGGCAAATGCCAACGCTTTGATGCTCCGTGACAAGGCAGATGCTAACAATCAGTCTGTCTTGGCTAAGTTGGATCAGATGCAGACACAGGCAATGCAGGATAAGCTCGATGCTTTGAGAGAGAAGAATAGTGCCCTGCTTGCTCAGATTTCCAATGAGCATCAGACACAGGCTTTGCAGTCTTATCAGGCGCAGGTCATCACACCAGTAAATGCAGCTTTGGCTGCACTGCAGGTAGAGGTGGCTGGCATCAAGTGCAAGTTGCCTAATACCATCAGTGTTCAGTACCCTCAGTACGGAGTATTCAACAAGGACGTTTATACTGCTGCCGCCATGGGAGCTTATGCAGGTGATGTAGCGGCTTCTCGTTCAACTGTAGGATGCGGTTGTTAGGAAAGGAGGTAACTATGTTCCCTTTATATCCATTCAATCCATTTATTCCAATCGGTCAGAGAAACCAAATCAAACTTATTGATGTAGGCGGTATCTATGAGCTGAAGACAAATGCTCAGCAGGTCACAGATGCTAGTGTAGATTATGGTATCAATCCTTGCTACTACAATGCTTTGCCTTGCGAGTGCATTGTACTCTTGAAGATACATCAAGGAGTTGCCGCTGCAAGTGCGACACTTCCTGTCACAATCGTAACTCCAAATAGTGGTTCGACCACTGTTAACGGAACTGCCAACACTAGCGGAACTACTTCCGGCACAACAAAGGTGCCAGTTGTTGATCATGTGGGAAAGGCAGTGACGGGAGCTAACGTTTCTGAAACTACGGAGGCTTTGGCATACATCAATAAGAAGAGCGGTATTATCCGACTGCTTGGGTTTCAGCAGCCTACAGGCGGCTAACAGAGTATTAACTATGGGACAGACTGAAAAGTCTGCCCCTTTAAAAGAGAAAGAAAATGTTTCAAGGACTAAGACAGTCTTCTCTCTTCTACATCTTAGACAAGGGAGGAGAAAAGCCGACTCTAAGAATCGGTCAAGTAATATCGGTCAGCAATCCTCAGCAGAAATATCCTAGCTACGTGCCAGGACAGACTCCGACATTGGAGACGACCGTTGATGTTAAGGTACAAGTAGAAGACCAGCAGGTCAATTTCGAAAAGCTGCCATCTACGGCACAGATAGTGAACTTCGGCAATGAAGGTGTTGTTGTCAGTGACAGCAGAGAAGCTATGTGCGCCGAGATTGATGCCATGTTGCGACATTCCAAGGGAGTCGTGGAAAGTGTAGATTACCACAATGGAGTCATAAGCTCCTGCGAGGAAATGCTCACTAGAATCAACCCACAGATTGCTAAGGAAAAGCAGCAGGAAAAAGACATCAATAACCTCAAATCAGAGGTCAGCGGCATGAAGGGAACGCTATCCAATATTGAATCCATGCTGTCTAAGGCTTTGAGCGGTAACAATTTTAAAAAGTAATTGCTATGGGATATATGGTAGAAATTACGGAAAACAAGTTCGATGAGCTTGTTGACAACTGCGAAGAAATGGTTCGAGCAGGTGGCAAGGTTATGAAGTGCTTGGATAGTTTGAAGCGCGAGCGTATGGGTAATCGTATGCCAATGCCAGACTATCGTGACAAGTGGGACGATGAAGATTGGCGTGACGAAGACCGCTATGGAGAGCGACGCTACTATGGTCGCCGTGGCGGTGGACGTTACTAATGTTTAATTCGGTGGTGGGGATTTTTCCCTGCCACCCTTAAAAGAAAGAGCTATGGGAAAATGTAGAATGCCTTTGGATGCTTACGATATGAAGCCAGAAGGAATGATAGCATATCTGAGATATAATGGCTGGCACTTCAACAAGAAGGCTTGCGAATGGGCAGTCAGTCAGATGAGAAAATACAACCCAGTCACCAAAAAGGATGAGGAGGTTGACTATATGGATAAGGATAAGGTTGAATCCATCCTTACCAAGCAGGGAGTGACACTTGAAAATAATGTAGGCTATGATCATGTCTATGTGGCAAACATGGTTAAGGCTGATTTCTATAAGTCTTCCATCGAGGACGAAGCTCACATGGCTTTGTTCGTGAAAGATATGGTTGATGATACCGATCAGAAGGATGGTTTCATCTTTAACAGATTCTATGCCGATTGCAACCATAATGGCATCGGCATTCCATGGGATGATATTTTATGATAAGTCAAGAGATATATCTAGAAAAGT